TTAATAAAAGGAAAATTTACTATTGAAGATGTTTCTAGTAAAGAACAAAAAAAGGCTGAAAACTCTTTAAAGAGCGCTCAAGCAATAACGACAGCGTCAGGATTAACGGAGTCAGATATGAGAGACTTAGCTTTACTTATGGGGATAGATGCTAATTTAGAAGAAATGTTATTAAAAGCAAGAATTATTCAATTTGCTAATGACAATCCAGATACATTTTTATCACATCTAAATGACATAGATAAAGAACATAGAGTATTTTTAAAGAAAGCTTTAGACAAGAATATTTTGACTAAAGTAAATGGTGTATGGAAACACAATACTTTAAATATAGGACTTACTGATGACCAAGCAATAGTGTGGTTAAAAGATAATGGAGATACTTATGCTTTATTAAAATATCAAGTTAGAACTGGTAAAACAGAAGAACCAAAAGAAGAAGTGGTATTAGAAAAAGTAGAAGAACATCCAATGAGAGCAGGTACAGCAATATCAGAAATAGAAAAAGAAATTGATAATTTAAAAGCTAGTAAATAATGACGATAGCCGACGCATATGATTATTTAGATTTAATGTTAGATAAAGCTGACCAACCTTTTTATACAAATAATGAAAAGGATATATTTATTAATTTATCAATAACTGAATTTTTAAACGAAAGATATGCGTTAATGAGAGCTAATCAAGACTATTCTGAAATGACTGGAGCTAGAGAAAGTGCAAGTGAAACTTCATCAAATGTTACTGTAGCGGCAAACTATTGTGAATTTAATACATCTTATCATCATTTAACATACGCTAATGTGAATGGGGTTGAATGTAGGATAGTTTCAGATGACGAATTAGCTGCTTTAAGAACTAGTAATAATCCGTTTAAAGAGGTTAATGCGTTTAATCCAATATGTGCTACTACAACAACGGTGGCTGGTGACACAAGACTTTATTTTCATTTTAGTCCAGCAGGAGGAGTTACCCCTGATTTTACTTCTGGCGACACTTTTGGGTTAAGGTATTTAAAACATCTTAACGTATCGGATTGGGATGATATACCAGAACAGTATCAACATGATATTTTAAATGTAGTTGTTAGAAAAATGACAGCTAATATAGAAAGTACTAATTATACTGTACAGGCGCACGAGGCACAACAATAGTTATATAACTTCAAAATTTTGCTCCCTGTGCAAAGGAAATAGGTCTAAACATTAATTTGTGAGGGCCTATTTCTGTTTTCTGGTATAAAATTTGTAATTTTGTAAATAATATAAAAATATGGCAACATTAAACGAAATAGCGTATAATATAAAAGAGTTATTGTCTGGAGGTGATGAAACTATAGAAAGCAGTATAAGTACTAGACAAATAAAACATTGGATACATTACCATAGAGCAAAAATTATAGAAGATAAAATAAGAAATAATTATCCTATAGACAGAAGGTATATACAACCTTTATGTTCAAAAATATTACCATATGATGACGAAAATGATTTATTAGGTAATACATCTAGTTATACTAGCTCTATAAAACACTCAGAAAGTTTTGGATGGTCTAATAATGATTATAATGGAACAGATTACCACGAAGGTACAGAGTTTAATAGATACTCAGTTACCGTAACTCTACCACATACATTAAATATAGGTCTGAATGACGGTTTAACTGATATTAGATTAAGAAAAAGAGTCAGTAACGCTGACAGCAGTTCCGTGGGAAGATGGATGGGATGGAATAAATTATCGTTAAAATCTAAAGATAATGCTTCTTTTGATTGGGCAAATAAGTTTACCAAGACAAATAAACCCTACGCTATAGCTTACAACAATATGAAAGTATCAAGTGACGTCTCAAACGGTAATGAAGAAATGGCTCTAGAAATTTGTGGATTAAGGCATCAGTGTATAGAAAATGATGAAATACCTTCTGGAACAGCAAAAAGATATTACCAATACTGGATAGATGTATGGGGGATAATAACAGACCCAACAAAAGCTCGGAGATTTGCTGATTATGTTAGTGGTAAAACTAAATATGAAGAATTTAATGATGGTATAAGTCATTACCCAATAACTGAAGAAGATTTACCGTTATTAATAAGTAGGGTAGCGGAAGTTGAAATGACGTTATTATTAAAAACTCCTATAGATTTAGTAGAAGACAATGTAGATACAACAAAAATTAGATTAGGTCAACAACAACAACAGTAATAATGAGTAGTAAATATAAACATAAGTATACACAAGTAAAAGAAATATACAATAATGTAAAAAATAATTTACAGAAAAAAATAAACTATAGTACATTTTATAAAATAGTAAAAAGATATTTTGAGATACTTATAAGAGATTTGGTAATAAGAGAAGAAAAAATACATTTACCAAATAATATGGGATATGTATATTTAGACAAAAGAGAGCATAGAAGAGCTTTCCACGTTAGAGTAGACCAAAAAGCTAGTAAAGAAACAGGAGAGTTGGTAAAATATAAGGTTCCAATACTTGATGATTTTTATCATAAACTAGTATGGGTAAGACCTAAGAAATATAAAAATTGTAAAATTATGCCATTAGGTATATATAAAAGAGTAATTAATAACATAAAATAAATAATATGGCGGATACTGATATTAACGCAGGCACCCTTACGGTAACAATAACAGAAGCTTTAGCAGTTGGACACGATGTAACAGCAGACGAAAGAGATTTTGCGCAAACAATGACACATACATTTCTTAGTATAGCTAACGTATCAAAACGTATTTTAAAATTAGCTAATACCAATTTAACAAAAGTTGCCACATTTGGTTCTGCAGAATCTGTGGGTACATTTAAAAGAACAGATGTAAGATATATTAGGGTGACTAATTTAGACGGGACAGACGTTTTACAAGTAGGGTTAGATGATGAGGATTCTGACGCTGCATATACGTCATTAGCTCCAGCTACAAGTATTATATATACAGGAACTACAGTAGAAGGTGGTAATGGAGGAACAACATTAGATAACGCTACGTCGTTAAAAGTAAAAGGAGTCGCGGGTCATCAAGTAGAAGTATTTATAGCGTCAGTATAAAATTATGTATACACATATAGAAAGAATATATAACACAGTATCTCGTAATCTTGGATTAAAAGATTATAGTTCTCATATAAACAGTTGGGTGGAATGGGCTTTTGAAGCAGAACTGTTAATAGGTAGTAGAGATACTTTTGAAGAGGTTGAATCTACATATTCATCAACAGGAGCTGCTGCAAGTGGAACTATAACATTTACAGCAAATCCTACATATGGAGATAGTATTACTTTAAATGGAGTTACATTGTATTTTAGAGATGATAGTAATTCCACATCGTTGAATCAAGATAGCTCTGCAAATTCTATAAATATTAAATCATCATTAGCTTTAACATTAGACGAATTAATATTAGAATTAAATGGAGGTAGTAGTAGTGCAAATAACTCTCCAGGATTATTTTTTGCTGATAAATTAGAAGGATACACTTATACAGAAGATGGAACAACTTTAACTATTACTGCAAATGAGGTAGGATTACATGGTAATAAATACACTATATCTTCAAATAAAGTAAATGCAAAGTGTAGTGGGTCTTACTTAACAGGAGGTAAAGGTATATTTTCTAATCAACAATTAAGGTTACCAGATAATATAGTAAAATTACTAGGAGTTAGAGTAGGTACAGGAGACTCTTCTTACCAACATAAAGAATTGTTTAAACCTACAGCTGTGCATAAAGGTAGGGTAGGAAAAAGTGCAAACGATTCAGAACAAAAAGCTTTAAGATATTACGTAAGAGGTAATAGGTTAAATTTACAACATGACGAGATAACAGAATTAACAATAGTGTATTCTTCGTATCCTACAGACGCTAATGGATATCCTATGATAAGAGAAAGTCACGCTACAGCAGTAGCTCAATATATAATGTGGCAACATAAAAATATAGAATTTATAAATGGAAAATTATCTATGTATGTTATAAAGGAATTAGAAAAAAGATGGTATTTTTTATGCGGTAAAGCTAGAGGGGATGATAATATGCCTACAGCAGAAGAATTAAAACAAATAGGAAGAATTTGGAATACACTGGTTCCTTTAAAGAATAATAAAGGATTAATAGACTTATAGAATGGCTAAAAATCAACCAAAACAACAATCCAATAAAGCTATTTCACAGGTTCAAGGATTTACTGGGGGTATGTTTACAGACCCAGACCCTAGGTATCAAATCAAAGGAAGCTATAGGGACGCTTTAAATATAAGATTAATAAACGATGGGGGAGATTCATTTACAGTAGAAAATATATTAGGAAATAAAAAAATATTTAATTTAGATGAAATAATACAGCAAGAAGAAACTGGAGCTGCTGGTGATAATACAGGAATATTAGGAACAAGAACATCTACTACTGGAGGAGACACAGTTGCTTTTGAAAAATTTTCTGAAATATATATAGACCCAAAGGCAACAGACGCTAATAAAAATGAAGTAGGAGATTTTTTTCCTAGTCCAAATAATCAAATGACAGGTAATACAGGAAGCGGTATTAATCCATTTAGCGGTAGCTTATTAGCTCAAGCTGCTACACCTGTAACTCATGACGCAAGTATAGTGGGTCATTATTCATATAATAATAATGTAATATTTATAATAGTAAAACCAGACCTTGTATTTAGTACAAGAACACAAACTATATTTTTAGATGTTTTGTTTGATAAAGATTTAAATGTAGAAAGAATATATGATTTACATGTATCGTATGATTATTTAAATAGGTATCCTGATTTAAATATGGATTTAGATGTTCCAGTAAGGGTAGAAGGAATAGTAGAAAATGAATGTATTTCAAGAATATTTTGGACGGACAATAAAAATCCATTAAGGTCTATAAATTTAGGTCAACCAGGTAAAAATAGATTATCTCCTGACGTATTAGACTTAACACCTTTACATTCTCCCTCACAAGCTGTGGTTACTAAAACAATATCTGGTAGTTTACCAGTGGGTCAATTACAATATTGTTATAAGTATGTTTCTTCAAATGGAGGAGAATCAGTAATGAGTCCTTTTAGTAATTTGTATCATACTACAAAACAAACTTTTGGTAGTTCACAAAATTATTACGGAAGTGCTTCAGGAGACCCCTTTACAGACGTAAGTTCACAGGGGTTTGAAATAACAGTAAAAGATTTAGATAATGATTTTGATATAATAGAATTATACGCAATATTACATACGGAAAATGATGGTCCAATAAGAGTAAGTTTAGCCGCTTCACAACAATACGCAAATAATTCTCAAGAAGTTACTTTTTATCATACTAATTGGAACGGAGACCTGCCAGACGGAGTAGAAACTATATTAATAGATATTAACACGTGGGAGGTTTGTAAGGATATAGCAATAAAAGATAACATATTATTTGCTGCAAACCTTAAGACAAGAGACAATACAATATCAGAAAAAGAATGGAATGTAAAAGTTAGGAGGTATAATATTGCAGATGCGGATAGCGGAGGAAGCTCTAATACAGGTGTAATTACATCAGATGACAGTCAAATAAAAGAATACGAAATAGATAGTAGTGGAGACACTACAACAGTTGCCGCTTCATTAGGAGAGACATGGTCTAATGGAATGCCTAAATGGAGAACATATAAAGGGGATGATGTTACTACTGTTTCAGGGAGTGATATACCAGACCAAGGTAGAGTAGATATAGTAAAAAAACAATCACATGAATACAGATACTTATCTGATGGATTGACACTAGGAGGAGAAAGTTACGATTATTCAGATAATGGACTAGGAGGATGTAGAGTTACATTTGGATTAAAAGAAAAGCAGGTAGATGTACAACACAATACAGACGTTTCTCCTTATATATCAGCAGGAGCTATACAGGGGCAATTTACTGATAACATATCAGATGACGGAGCTGGAGGTAATGTAACAGACAACACAGATACTGAATTTACAGCTACAATGTCATTAGGAGGAAGTAAAGACCCAGCTACAGGAAACTTTAAGGGGTATCGTAGAGGAGAAATGTATAGATTTGGTGTTCAGGTCTATGATAAAAATGGTAGGCCTGGAAATGTATTATGGATAGGAGATATAGAGATGCCTGAAATGAATGACCCTGTAAGAACTTTAAAGGTAGGCGACAGTGATTATGACCCAGGATTACCTACATATGGAACTGGTTCATTGTATAGTAAAAAATTATTAGGTCAACATGAGCTAACAGGTGACCACAAAACTTCTGTAATTTTTGGAGCTTCTACACCGTCTGTAGATGTAGCTTGGTTTAATCAAACTATAGGAGCTTTTACAGACAGAAAAACACAGAGATATGTATTAAGTGGGGCGGGGTTTTCACATAGAGCTAAGGATGGAACGAATGTAACTCAAACACATGTTATAAACCCAACTACAACTACAAATACAGGAGCTGGATTAGATTTATTATCACAATACGTGCATCCAAATGGTAATTGGAATATTGGTGCAAGTCTATCTGCTGGTTGGTACAGTCCTAAAGTTATTGAATTGACAAATGGTATTGACCATAATAATTGTACAGTAAAACAACTACCAAATAGATATCGTCAAAATAGTAGAGACAACACTCATTACACATTAGATTTGTATGTTAATTTTGAATTTAGAATACCTAGTGACGTTAGAGAAAAAATGTCTGGATTTAGAGTGGTAAGAGCCGAAAGACAAGAGTCTGATAAAAGTATTATACAGCAAGGATTGTTAAATCAAACTGTAGCATATGGTAATCAGATTCCAAAGTATGGATATTATAATCCAGATGGATTACACGATGATGATAGTGAGCAGTCAGACATATTTATGAACGATTCTTCAAGTGGACTTGCAGTATTACATAATCCATATGACTCATATTTAAATGGTTATATAGGATTAGCTGAAAATTCTAATTTAGCGTTTTATGACAGTAATAGTAATAACGCTAGGTCTTTATTATCAGGTAACGCAACTCGTGACGATAATATATACGCTTTTGAAGAGTTTGAAGAAGCGGGAGCTAAATTTCACGCTGGTGTCAACGGTCCTAGAATGTTTAAGTGGTGGGATACTCCATACGATTATGACCAAGATTTTACGCCAGGTAATTATACTCCAAAAAGAAGGCATAGCGCGTATTTCGGTAGTTATGAAGTTTTGCCAAATACAAGAGAAACATGGAGTATGGCAAACGGACACGATTTACACAAAGGTTACGATGGTACTCATTGGTGTATGGGAGCTACAGCTCAAGCCGTACAGGGTAGTGTATTTACATTAGACTGTCCAGATAGTGCTTTTGGAACATCGTCATATTCTTTTAGAAGCGGAGATAAAATTAGAGTAGACGCTATGATGAGATTGATATATGAATGGATACCTGAATATACCGCTTCAACTGGAGTATCAGGTTCAAATACTGCTTTTGGAGGTAATAATCACACGGGTAACGCTTTTGACGGAGGGGTTAATATGTCTGCTAGCCTGCCTAATGCTTCACCTGGAGGCCCTCTTGCTCATGTGGTGCAAGCGACACATGGTTCATTTGGATGGGACGCTGTACAAGAAAATAAAACTGCAAAAGAAGCTTTAAGATATTGTAAGAGATTAGAAGCTGAAAATAATAATGGAATGTTAATTGCTAAATACTATATGTATGACACATATTATGGTATAGGAATGTCAGTAGATGGAGGAGCGGGATACGCTACAAATTACAGACCTAGTGATGGAATAAATCTAGAGGGGTATAGTGGAGGTGCTGGTTCTGTGTCTAATATAGACACTAGATATATACCTGCTCAACATCACGACATATATTTACATGAAATATTAAACGCTAAAGAATTAGGAGCGGGGGAGGTAGTGGGAAGTTCATTTTTTAAAGATGGTGTTTTAATGATAGATAAAGGAGAAATAGCTTTTTCTAGAGATTTAGCCGCTTCAGAATCCGCTGCAACAAATAAAATGGCGGGATTTTCAAATAATACATTAGGATTTTATAATGGAGGAAGATATAAAATAACTGACGGTGGTAATACCGTTTATAGTGGAGGTACTTCCTTTTCCTTTGGTGTTATGGAAGAGTGTGCAGACGCAAGAGGTGGAAACGAACACGACAGAACATATGATACAATATCTACAGTTCAATGTGGATTAAGGAGTATATTAATACAAATAGATGGAGATGGAGATGTGGGAGAAAAAAGAGGTCTTTTAAATCCTAGAGATTTAGCGACAATTTTAGAACACAGAAGCTGGGCTCCAGTTGGAGCAGACAAAAAACATTTATTACATCATAGTGTAGTAGCGAACGATAAAATACAAAATAGATGCAACTTAAATCCGTCCTCAACTCCTTATACGGATAACGGAGGACCTTATGGAGGACCATCATATATTCCACATAAATTTTTATGTAGTATAGTAAGAAATAACATTCCATATGGAGGTAGTACAAAAAACTCTTTGCAATCAACAAGATATATACCTGCTGGAAATTTTCATCCTATAAAGAAAGACGCTGGTGGTAATTCAGAAGAGTCTCATTTATCAACAGTTTTTGGAGGAGATACTTTTGTAAACTTTTACTCACATCAAAAAACAGCGTGCGCATACGAAAATAGGTCTATGGCTAGATTCCAAGTTTTTCCAGTAGAATCTGATACAAATACAGACATGAGAATGGGGTATCATTTAAACGCTGGAGACACAAATATAGGAGATGTTCAAGACCCAGATTCTCCAGGAGAAGGTAATTGGAATGACTGGAATTATAACTTTGTATATAATCAAGAAAATAATTTACGTTCTGCTATTTCAGTGGACGAAAGTGTAACTTGTCAAAATTTAGAATTACCATATGAAATAGCGTATTCAGAAACAAAAATATCTGGAGAAAAACAAGATTCTTTTAAAATATTTTTACAAAATTCATTTCATGACATGGAAAGTCAATATGGAGAAATAACTAGATTAGTTAATTGGAGAAACGATTTGTATGTATTACAAGAAAAATCTATGTCTAAATTATTAGTAAATCCAATTTCTATGATACAAGATGAATTAGGAACAACATTAAACGTAGGTACTGGAGAAACTGTAGAAAACCATTTGTATATTACAACAAAATACGGAACAAGAAATATGGATAGTGTTGTATCTTCTGAAAGCGCAATATATATATAGATAATACTTATGGTAAACTAATGCAATACACTGGAGAGTCGTTAAAAGCAATATCAGACGATTTAGGACAAAGGGATGCTTTAAGAAGCATTATTAAAGGAGATGGTAGCTTAGACACAAAACAAAAAATAGAAAGAAGATTTATATGTGATAATCCTTTAAAATTTAATGGAATTACTAGCGTATTTGATTACAAAAATAATGAACTTATTATTACAATGCATAGTTCTGTGTTAAATACAGATAATCAAAGAGAAGAAACAGAAATAGGTACTGGAGAAAACAGAACGTGGGAATCAGATACAAATTCTAGAACACTGGTATATAGTGAATCTATAGGAGCTTTTACATCTTATTATTCAGTAACTCCTAAAAAATGGATGAATATAGGAGGTTATGTTGTATGTACAGAAAGCGAAAGATTTATAGGTGAAAGAAATTCTTATAATTCTAATTATTTATCTTTATGGAAATGGGATGAACAAATAAATAATTATAAGACTGTATTTTTTGATGAAAACATTACTCCTGCCGCTATAGAAGAAAGTTCTATAACAAAAACTATATCAGAAATACCTAGTATATCAAAAGTTTTTGATAACGCTAAAATAGTTATGTCTCCAGATAAAAATAATTTAAGTAATACTTTTGTAAGTTATGAAACAGACACTACAACTTTAGAAACTATAGACATAAATAATAATACAGCAGCTAAATATAAAGAAGGAATTTTAAGATTCCCACTACGTGTAACTGGACCTAGACAAAGAGGAACTTACATAAATATAAAATACAGTACAAATAGTACCGAAAAATTTAATATCTTTGCAATACTTGCAAAATACAGAAAATCTTATCAATAATGGCAAACTACTTAGACATATTAAGACAATTTCAGGACGCAAAAAGAGTAACAGACCCCCAGTATAAACCAATAAATCCTTATACATCAGCGGCATATACATTTTCAAGCGCTAAAGATTTATACCAGCAGGGGATGCAAACTTCGTTACAATCTGAAGAAGCAGAAGGATATATACCCCAAAGCGTGTATCAAAAACCAACGAAAGCAGATAAAATAACACAAGGAGTTGTTTCAGCGACGCAAGCGGGACAAATAGAATCTAAGGTGTCTCCGTTATTAAAAAATATAGGCTCAAAAATACCTACAACAACAGTAGATGGAGTAACTACTAGTAAGTTGTTTGGTAAAAAATTAACAGCAGACGCAGCGGGAAATGTTACGGGTCAATTTGGATTAAACACAGGTAGCTCAGCTTTAATATCAAGTTTAGCTTATAGTATAGCAAATGATAATAATCCTTATACATATGGAAATAAAGAAGCTTTAGGAATGGGAGTAGGAGACTATATGGCAGCTTCAACAGCGTCTACAGCTTTAGGATTTGCAGCTCCTTGGTTACCAATAGCCGCAGCTGGACTAGGATATTTGTTTAGAAAAAGAAGGTCAAAAAAATTAAAAAGAAAAGAGAAACAGATACAAACAGAAGGTACAGAATTTTATACTCAAAACTTAATGGAAGAAAGAAGAAAAAGAGACTATTTTACCTCTGAACAATATATGGATAAACCTGAAAATATATATGGTGGTAACTTAGCTGCAAGTGGAATGAAGTATAGGTACAATACAGGAGGTAAAAGAATAGGAGATGTAATTGCTGAATTTACAGGAAATGAATTAATAGTAAATAATCAAAATATTGTAGAAGAAGGTTTAAAAGAAAAAAATTATTCAAAAGCAGCCGCTCCTATTAGAGAAGCTATGAGGGGAGGTAAAATTACACCAGGACCAGAAACACATAAAGACAATCCAATGCCTGTAACAAATGATGGAACAATATATGCTGGAGGAGGACCACTTAGTTTTAAGGTTGATAATGGAGCTGGAATATATGACCACGCTACTGACCAATTTAAACCTACTATGTCAGATAGACAAATAGCTAACATAGCTCAGAGAAATATAAATAAGTGGAAATCTAATAACATGTATTCATAATGGCAAACCCAAAAAGTTTTAGAAAAACAATAGACGCTGAAGCTAAAAGAGCTGGTCTTAATGACGAGCAAATAAAACTATTATATATACTTAATGGTATAGAAAGTAGAAGTGGTACAGCTACAGAATCAGCTTATTATAGTCGCGATAGAATGTTTGAAAAATTTGGAGGGAGTCCTGATTCAAGTTTAGGTAGATACGCAACTAGAATGGGGTGGTACGATGAAAACGGAGAAATAGTTGGAGAATCTGTAACAACAGCAAATGGTAAAACAATACCAAAAGAATTATGGGAATGGGCAGGTTCGGTTCATACAGCTAATAGTCAAGATGTTAATGGAGGACAGTTAAGTCAAAGTGTTATAGACTCTAGGCAACAAGAATTATTTAATGTAGTTTATAGTGGTAGAATAGGTAACACCGAAGATGATGATGGATGGACATATAGGGGTAGAGGAGGAGTACAATTAACAGGAAGGTCAAATTATGAAAATGTAACTAGAATATTAAACAGAAATGGTATAGACATTGATTTAGTAGCTAATCCAGAATTAGCTGCAGACGAAAGATACTCTGCTGCAATTTTAGTAGCTTTTTGTGAGCATAGAGGTATGTTTGACCCTAATTCACCGAGATATATAGGTGAAGAAGATATAGAGAAAATAAAAGCAGGAGACGCGGATGCTATAGACAAACTGCACAATATAACAAACCCGCAATCAAGTAATGACAGATTAACTCGACAAGCTGCTGATGTTTATGATAATACCGATGGAGATTATGATATTACAGATGGCGTAGAAGGTAATCAAATATTATCAGATGGAGGAAGAGATGATATAAATATGGATGAAGTCTATAGAAAAAACCTGGAAGACCAAGGGTATTCAGAAGAAGATATAGAAACAGCTATAAAGGTATTAAATGACCAACCAGATAATAATTTAAAAAATGAATTATTAAATGATAGTGAAGCTTTAGAAAGAGAAATATCAGTATATAGCCAAGATATTATTGAAGAAGGGGACCCTTATTTAGGAGAAACCCCTTTAGAACCAATAGAAACAGAAATAATAGAAGAACCAGAAATAAAATCTTTTCCTTCACTGCAAGACGTTCCAGCAGGAATAGAAGACGAATCAATAATGGTAGATGGAACAATATATAATAAAAGTGAAGATGGATTAAATTGGGAGCCACAAGAAACTTTTCCTGTATATAAAGTACAAATAGGAGTTTCCGTAGGAGAACCTACAGGAGAATTAAAAGAAAAAATAGAAAAATTAAAAGCAGAGGGATATTTAGTACAAACTGAATTTATAAAAGGTGAACTTAACGCACACATAGTGACTGTACCAGAAGATGGTCCGTTATACAATAAATCTAGCGCAGATAAATTATTAGAAGAAATAACAGAATTAGGGGTAGAAGACTCTTTTATAAAAGCAGAAAAAGATGGTGAAAGAATTAGCGTAGAAGACGCTATGACTATGGAAAAACCTGCAGAAGTAGATACAGAAGAAGATACAGAAAGTCAAGTTATAATAGAAGAAGAAGTAGTAGAGGAAAATGAAGGAGAAATAGAAGTTGCAGAGGAAGATACAGAAGAGGATGAAGTAACGACAGAAGACGAAACAACTGTAGTAGAAGAAGAAGATACTCCTGTTGTAGAAGAAGGTTTAGAAGTTGAAAGTGTAGAAGATGAAAAATCGTTAGAGGATAGGTTAAGAGATAAATACACAAAAGAATCTATAGAAAATTATGGTTATACAGATGAGTCTGAATTAACAGAAGATGATAAAGAATGGATAGAGTATGATGTAGAATACGCTCTAAACGAAATAAATGAATATGGTCCTGCCACTCAAAGAATGATAAATCAAAATCCTGAATTAGCAGAAAAATATAAAGGAATGTCTATAGAAGACGTGGTTTTATCAGAAGATTTTGAAGAAGATTTTGAAGAAAGATTTAATGTTCATGAAGAAATATTAGATGAAGAAAGAGAGTTAAATAAATTAGAAACAGGAGTTTTAGAAACAAATAAAGAAAGGAAACAAAGAGAAGCCGATATAGCAGAATACAATACATTACAAGAAAAGAAAAACGATGGAACCGCTTCGCCAGAGGACTTAATTAGAATTGAAGAAATAGAAGGAGATTACGGTAATTGGAATCCAGAGGAATTATATCAAACAAATGTACAGGAAGAGTCAGAAAGAGACGCTAATGAAGCGGCAGGAAGAGGAAGATTAACTAATGAACAATATGATATACAAGAAGCTGAGTTAAGAGATTTAGAAGAACAAAGAAATAAAAATGAACAAGAAACAGGAATAAGAGAAACTGACGATGAAAAAAGCGAAAGATTAGTACAAGAAACAGAAGAAGAAAAAAAGGTAGAGTGGAGTGATAAAAATTCAGAAACAGAATTAAGAAACGATTTAAAAACTAAATTATCTAAAATAGACGAAAGAATATCTGTAGCGGAAAATGAAGATGATATAACGGCATTAGAAACAGAAAGAAATACATTACAAGAAGCTTTAGAATATTTAGAGTTAAAGAAAAATTATGACCCTGACGGAGCAATTGATTTAAATACATTAAATAGAGCTATTCAAAATAATGATATTACACAATTAAATATGTGGTATAATGACGCAAAGCAACAAGCGTTGGGAACTGTAGAAGAAGATTATCAAAAAATACAAGATGGCACGTTTACTGGTTCAGAAGAAGAAAAAACACAAATTTTAAATACTTATAATGAACTGTCAGGTCTATCAGAAAAAACAACGATAGAACAACCTACTGAAGGGGAACAAGCAACTACTTATAATAAAAGAACAGACGAATATGTAGACATAAGTACTGACCCTACAGTAGCAGATAAAATATTCCGATTAAAAAAGGATGGTGACAGGCAAGATATACAAGATTTTAATACATATAATCATAGTAGAAAAAGAATTATAAAAGAAAATGAAGCTACAGCAAAAGTAGTAGATTTAGCTAAGGGTGACGAAACTTCAGGATTTCTAACAAAAGAAAACACAACTAGAGCTCAACGATTAGGCTTGTATGAACTTTACGACATGAGGGATGGACAAACCTATTATGTCAGTAAAGAATGGTTAGATAAAAAAATGGAGCCAGATATGACTGGTAATGATAGACCAGATGACCCAGATTATAATCCAAATTACGGAAAAAAACAATTAGATGTAGAGTATAGTCAATTTAGGACCTCTGGATGGTACAATGCAAATGTATTGCCGCAAGATAGGCATATGTTACAAAATGGTTTAAGAACATTAGATTACGAACAACAACAAAGATTAAATAAAATATTAGCGTTAGAAAACGTAGATGGGTTGACAGAAGAGCAAATTGAATTGTTAGATAAAATGAAAGACCCAAATTATCTAGCTTATGACCCTGCTACAGGAACTTATGACGCTGACATGTTAGCCACTGATATAGACGCTATATACAATATAGACCCAGAAGCGTTTGAAGTAGACCCAAACTTAGACGAAACAGAAACAGAGGATAGAAGTCAGGGACCAACAGGACAGGATATATTAAAAAGTACAGTAGACGCAGCTCAAGGTATAATGTCTGCGTTTGGAGGTCCAGAAGCTTTAGTAAACGCTGTTATGGGTAAAAAAGCGTTAGCGGCTGCAATGAAAGACGTTACACCAGAAGAACAAGCTAGGTTAAGCCCTATGTTTTATGAGCATTTAAGAGAAACAAAAGAATTAGCAAAACAAGGTTATCACCCAGAAGAAGAATTAAAAATTAGAACAGGTATAGACAAAGCTTACCAACAAGGGTTAGATAATAGCGTAAGAGGAACTGCAGGGGATAGAGCTAAGTTTTTAGCTAATTCAGGTATTTTAGACGCTAAAAGGTCATTAGCTTTATTAGAGTTTGCAAATCAAGACGCGGCTTTACAAAGAGAAAATCAAAAACAATATTCTGATTTATTGTTATATAAAGAAAACTTTGACTCAGTACAAAAAGAAGCTAAAAGAACAGAAAATCTACAAATGCAATTAGCTAATAAGAAAGCAGCGTCAGAATTTGCTGGATTAACTTTTGCTAACGCTATGGGTAGTATGGGCTCAAGTAATACAGCTTTGTTAGATTTAATAAAGAAAGGAACAGAAGTAGGAGGGTATCTAAGTGGATTTAATCTACAAAACCCTCTTGATAATACAGGGAACAATAATACAAATACAACAGAAGAATAAAAATGGCAATAGATTATGGTTTTTGGTCAACATTAAGCTCGGGGTATCAGTCTGCTCAAGATAGAAGGAGTCAAAGAGACGCTGCTCAAATGAAAGAATTACAGTTGATACAGATGTTGCAACAACAACAAAGTCAAAGAATAGAGCAACAAAATAGATATCAATTACAATTAGAACAAGCTACATCTTCAGCAAATCAAATATTAAATAGTTCTTTTGGTAGACAAAAAGATATAGACGATATGAAGAAATGGCATTCTGAACATTCAGGATGGGGTGATGTAAAGGATATCATAACTAAATATAATGGAGATATTACACAAGCTAGATTGTATGGGAATTTAGATTATTATATGAATAAATATAAAATGAATATTAATAATCCTAATTCTGACCCTACACAGGGAAATCCAATATTACAAAGAGTTTCTCAAAATAAAGCTAACTTAGAAAAGTTTATAGCTGCTCAACAAAATGAACAAACAAGTAGTTTAATAATGCCTGGTGACTATGATAGATATAATCAATTTATATCTGGAGAAACAGATGATTTTCAGTTTTCTGGAATAAGAGGAGATTATGATATAAGTAGTATGATAGAAGATACTGATATGGGGCAAGAGATAGACGTAGAGACATTTTACGCTCATAACATGCACGCGGTCTTATCAGATATGTCAAGAGATACTGGTATAGACGTAGGTACATTACAACAAAATCCAGATGCGGTTCATACTTGGATTAAAGACGCTTTAAATTGGACTGGAGAACCAGTATATGGTGAAAAGAAAATACCAACAAGTTATGTAAAGCAATTTCAAAGTAATCTTGATGAATTACCGGCTTTATTCGCAAACTATACAGGAACAATAGACAGACCTCTAACTATTAAAGATGTCTTTAATATGGAAAATAAAATAGGTTCAGGTACAGGAGGACAAGGAAGAAGTGGGTTTGCAGCTTTATTAGAAGGTAGAGACCCACAATCAGGAACAGCTTATAGTGATATATGGCAAATGTTAGGAGGGTATGACGCAAATTCTAGACCTCATAGTAAACTTGGAGGTACAAATGTTATAGCGGGTCATCAATTATTAGCTTCAGGACAAATTTTAACAGACCCAGCATTACAAACGTCAGTATTAAAAGCTCATTATGGGGAACAATACAACGCAGAAAACAAAAAGTTGTATGGTATGAAAGTTAGAGGTTTATATACAGAAACTGGAACTATGGTTACAGATGACGATGTATCTGGAACATGGTGGGAAAGAGGAATAGAAGCGGGAGCCGCAACTACAGTAGGAGGAGCAGCGGTTGGCTCAGTAGTTCCAGGTGTAGGAACAGCTATTGGTTCTGGTGTAGGTTTTGGAGGTGGTTTTATTGGCGGAGCTTTAGGATGGAATCCTTTTGGCGAAGGTGAAGAAATGGACCTAAATTATAATGGTTCATATTTAGGATTTAGAGTTAGAGGATTAGACAAACAAACAGGACAACCTACATCATTTTTAGTAACAAAAGATAGTGATGAATCAGATATTAAAAAAATAATGAGTGAGTATGGGAATATGCCTGTAGAAGTAGTAATGGTAAACGAATTTATAGACACAGACTATACTTCTTCAGATGATATGTATTATGATGTTGTAGACTTAAACAATGTAGCGTTTAGACAACAAATGGATAAAACTACAGATAGTGAATCATTATCCAAAGTATACAACGAATCATTATCATATGAGACTAAACAAAAAAATGAAGCTTTTTATTTAAAACAAAAAACAGCATTACATCAAAATTTAGCAGATATTTATACAGAAGGAAATACACAGGTATTACCAGAGGTAGCAAATTCATATAAACAAAGTATAGACACTAGTTTAGTAGTAGGGGGCGTGAGTGCGGAGAATGCGAATTTATCATCTCCATTAGTAATGAGTTGGTTATTAACAGAAACAGAAAAAGAATCAGGAGGAGATAGAGAAAAACAAAATATATTAATGCAGCAGGTAACTAGTAATTTAAGTTCAAGCTTAAATAATCCAAATAACGCAAGATTAAAAGAAGCATTAATGAAAGGACCACAAGCCTTTTTAGATTACTATAGTAAAAATACAGACAAAGAAACATTCAAGAAATTTAGAAAAACAAGTAGGGATTGGAGCAAATATTTTACATTAAACAGATAACATGGCTGAAAAATACGAAGAAACATATTTACCTAGTGGTGATTTAGACCCAAATGTACAATTACCATCAGAAGCTATACAGGGATATGACAACGCACAGAGTACATCAGAAATATTTCAAAGTTTACTAGGTCCTAGTGAACAAGAAGTGCAACAACAACAAAATATAGACAACTATTATAGAAGCGTTGCTCAAGGTCAAATGAGAGAAAACCTTACACAAGGTTTAGTAGACCCTATGAGAGGTGACGTAGAAACAGGAAGTTTATATATGACCGACCCTGATGCAGTTATGGGTGATTTTGTATCAGACACAGGTAGAGCCTTAAGAGCGGGATGGGGAGATTTAGTGTATGGAACAGGAGATACAATAGATTATCTATCTGCTTTAGTAAGTCCTAATGACCCAGACCCTAATACATCAGTGGGAGAATGGTTAAAGAAAAAAGGCCAAGAGTTTCAAAATGAAAATTTATTAATTGTATCAGAAGATTTACAAGACCTTACATTTACAGATATGTTTAAGGCAGAATTTTGGTCACATAAAGTTGCTAGGTTATTACCATACGCGGCTTCATTTATGATACCGTATGGAGGTGGAGCTTTTGCTGCTACTAGATTTGGGGGTAGAGCACTTATAGGATTAGCTAAGACAGGAAGAATAGGTCAAGCAGGAAGAATGGTTGCTACAACACAACAGGGTTCTAAAGTTGCAAAATTATTATATGGTACTAACAGAGTAGGAGGAAGTGGACTAGCTAAACATATCGCAATAGATGCTGGTAAAAAAGGAATGGTACTAACAAAAGGAGCTGAAAGATGGACAGGAGCAATTGGAGGGGGTATAACAGCCAATTTATTTGAAGGAGCTTACTTAGGAGGAGAAACATATAGTCAGGGTATAAAAATGGGATTAAGTAAAGAACAAGCTGCAAATGCTGCTAGTGGAGTTGTTTGGGATAATGCCAAATGGGCTGCGTTAGATGTTGTGCAATATGGTATATTATTTGGAGGCCTTGGTAAAAACTTTAAAATGAGTAAAATAGCTAGACTTAGTCCAGAACCAGCAGGATTTAGCAAAAGTATAGCTGGTATCATAAAACCATTATTAGGAAGAGCTGGGACTGTATTACCTACAGCGGGAGCTTATGCGGGTGTAGAGGGATATACAGAAGGATTACAAGAAACATATCAAGAATGGATAAAATACGCAAACTTACAAGAAGAACAAGGTAAAGATTACGAATCTTATACAGACTGGATAACAAATGCTGACGGTACATTTACAAAAGAAGCTAGAGATATATTCTGGACATCTGTAGGTTTAGGAGCGGCAATGGGTGGTACTAGAGGAGCTGTAGATGCTCAAGCAGAGAGGTCTAAAATGTTAGATGAAAAATTACAAAAAACAGAACAGTTAAGATTACTAAACGAAGACGGAACATACAATCCAGAAGTAATGAGAGATTATCAAAATCTATCTGATGAATTAGTTGCGGACCACGTGTGGAATCATAATGGTGATGGAACTGTTATGAAAGGAGTTATAGAAAAACAAGTAGAAGAAGGAAAGTTAACAGAAGAAGGTAGAGACAATATTTTTAAGACTATAGACAGAATGGTAGAAAATTATGATAAACATTCTGTTAACACAACTCTTACTGAATCTGGAGCAAAACAGGTTTTTTACAGAGAAAATAGATTAACAAGAAATAATTCACAACAAGAACAAGTAAAGTCAATCTATGAAGAAAAAAGAAAAAAGGTAAAACAAAATGTTTCTAAAGAAAAACAACAATCTGTTATTAACAAAATAAATAATGAAGAGAAATCTGCTCTAAATGAATTACAAGTTGAAGAAAAAAAACTTAAAAACGAAATAGAAAATTTTTATTTACAAAAAGAAGAAATTTTAACAAAAGAAGGAAAGGTAGACAAAAGATATAAAGAAAGACTTACATCAGAAGAGTACGAACAATACACACAAAAAGGTCAAGAAAGAATGACAGCTAAACAAGCTAAAGAAGCTGGCATGACTGTACAGGAATATAAACAATATCAAAAAGAACAAGACTCTAAAGGATTTTTAGGTAAAGCTATTGACGCCATAAAAGGAGTGGCTAAAAAGGGAGTTAAAACGGTAAAAAGTGTAGGTAAAAAAGGAGTAGAAGCGGTACAAGATTTAACAGGAAAAAGAACAAAAGTTGTTGAAAAAAATGTATCTGACGCTGTAGATAGAACTGAAAGAATACTAAAGAAATCAAAAACTCCACAACAAATAAAAAGAGCTTTTAATGAACTGAAAAAGAAAATGAAAGGTATGGCTGGAGTTACACCTGACGTTTATAAAAAAGCAGAAGAATATCTTAAAGGAAAACAAGACGGAACTATAACAGAGTCTTGGGCAGACTGGTCATCAAAGCAAGATACAGGTAAAAAAAAAGCAGAAACTGAACAAAAACAATTAAAATTACCTGAAGAACCTAAGTCTGAAAAGGTTCGTAAAAAAATTCCAATATTAGAAAAAGTAAAAAAATTAGCCGAAACTATAGCTAAAAAAGGTGGTGAAATTATAGTAGGAGCTAAATCTATTGTACCTACAAAAGGAGGTAGTAGTTATACTATTACAGATAGTAAAGGTAGTAAAATAAAATTCTACAATAGAGAGGGTAAAGTAGGTAACGAAACTATAAATAATTTCTTAGCTAGATATATAAATCAAGATAATATACCAGTCAAAATAAAATTAATTTTACCAAAAGAAGGTGGAAAAGATGTAATTAAAATAGACGGACAATTATTTTTTCAATTCAATAATGATTTATACCAATATAAAATGGTAGCTGAAGTAGATGGACAAGTAATAGGTACTATTGAATATAGGGATTATGATGTTAAAGACGAGCAAATAACAAGAGCTAAGAAAACTACAACAGTAAAAGAAAAAGTCAAAGAAACAAAAGAAAAGATTGTATCAGGTTTTAAAAAAATTAAATCTAAAATAAAAGATAAGATAACTAAGCCTAGTGAAGATAATACATTCAAAAAATATGATGGAGCTGTACCTAGAAGAAACCATGAAGTATATACAAACGCTGGGTTAGGAGAATATGTTATGCTGCAAAAACTATTAGAAAAAAATCTAATACCAGCAGACCAAGCGTATGTAATTAGTGGGCAACTTTTAGATGCTTTTGGAAATGAAGCTGTTTCATTAGCTATAGGTAGTACATTACTTATAAAAGAAGGTGGTACAGTAGGCACAGATATAATACATGAAGGTGGTCACGTTTGGTATAGAATGCAAGAGGAATCACCATTAATCAAAAGAATTAACAAACTTTTAGTAAAGTCAGATATATTTGATTTAACTTCTATACAATATCCAGAATTAACATTAATTGATATAGACGGAACTGTAATGACAGTAGGAACTTTCGTAGAATTACAGAAAGGTATTATAAATAACAACAATAACATACAAAGTGATATAAAAGATATTATAACAAATATTGTAAAAAATGAAGGTGTAGACGATACAAAAACATCAGAGTTATATGTGTCTCTTATTACACAACTTACTACTAAAAGAAGGGGTGGAGCTATAGCTAAAAAATTAAGCAATTTGAAACAGAAACACTTACTGGAAGAATCTTTCGTAAGGTCATTAGAAGCTAATAGTTATGGTTCGTTAAACGCAATTATAAAAGACAGTAAAGTACAAAAACAATTAGAAGAAGATTTAGTTAAATTTTATAAAGAAACTAAAAACCTTGCTACGGATGAAGAAGCTAGGGAATTTTTAAATAAAGTAGACGATGTATTACCTACCCTTACATTAGAAGCTGCAATGAAACACGTACTCTTAAACTTCGGTAAAAAAGGTGTTATCAAAAACTCAGGTTATGGAGAAATAAAAAGAGCTAAAAAAGCAGCGTTTAGAAAAGCTACAGAATATGCGTTAGTTCATACGTTTTTAAATTATGAATTAGGCAAAGGTTTGGAAGACGAACAAATAGTGGATAATGTAATAAAAAGAATAAATAAATCTGGATTAATAAATTCAGAATCTCTAGAAGATAAAAAGATAGAACAATTAAAACAATATATACGAGCGGTATTATATACGACTAATCCTAAATATAAAAAGAATTTAGCTAATAGTGATAAATTATTATTGGAAGCTATAGTAAAAGAAAAAGGAATAGGATTAGAAACCGAGGAAGGTAAACAATTAATGATACAATTTGAAGAGGAGGAGCTTAACGATGAGACAGATTTAAATCAAGCGGATTTACATAACGAAGAGTTAAAGAACATGAATATGCCTAAAACTTTAACTAATTTTTTCAAAGCTGTAGCGGAAATATATAATGTAAAATCTGAATCTCCTTTTGAAAGAAAAAAATTAATGTATCAATTATATAGTTTAGCTAAATCCGTTAAAAGAAATCCAGAAGATTTTATACGAATGGTTAGAGAAAGTAACTCTGTTGAAATACAGCAAATGTTATCTATATTAGATAATAAAGTATTTGAAAATCAAAACTATACAGACGCTAAATTATTACAAATATCTAATATATTTCAAAGTATGGTAATTGAAAGATTACAGGGAGATAGATTACTTATCAAAGATACTGGAGAATATTTGTGGCAAGATAGGGTTTTATTAAGCAGAACAACAGAACAAAGTGTTATAACTAGAATGATAGACAGTTGGACTAATTCTACAGAAGCGGAAAAACAACAAAAAAGAGCAGAGATAGAAAATATATATAATAAAGTAAGTGAAAATAATTTTAGTTCAATTTCTAAAAATGATGGTGTAGTAGCTATAATAGAAACATTATTTAAAAATACAGACGGATTTGAAAGAATAGATATAGACGCTATATTAAACGAAACTATAATATGGAATGGAAAGCCTATGTATTTAACTGATGTATTTTTTGAAAGACAATCAGGGTTACAAGGAATAAGTCTTAAAAATAGTAAGTTTATGTTGTTTAATAAAAATACAGAAAAATGGACAACTAAAGTAAACGAAAGGGCAAAAGCTTATGATTATTTTGAAAACAATTTGCAATCTTTTAAACAAGTTTTAAGTGAAGTATTAGTGTTGTCTAGACCTATGAACTATTTGTCTATTGTAGACAACGTAACAGGTGACGGTATTAGTATATTTAATAATAATAACGCTCTACATAACCAAGCTTATGATTCGGTAGAAAAAATATTAAATATAGACAAAAGAAAGAAAAGTATATTCAACCCAAAAAATAATATTTTTTCATTAATGATACAAGAGAAATATGAGGCGGATATATTAATAGGTGGTCAAACTGGAGATATAATGGATAATCCATTTGACATAACTGTTCATTCTGGTATGTATAGATATTATCCAGGTCAAGATAGTGTAGAAAGATGGGACAACGGAGCTAAAACTATGACACAAATAGACCCAGCGGAAATGATGACTATAGATATGTATAATTATCTTAATGCTGTGCAAAAATCAAAAGCAGGAGAGTCGGTATTATACGACCAAGTAATTGGAACATTTTCTGATAAAAGTAGAAGATATTATGTTAAATCTATAGCTATAACAGATGTAGTTAGTAGAAATAAAGTTTTAGGAACATTATATAATAATCCAGCGTTAAAAGACAAATATATAAAAGGAGACAAGGTTTTTCCTTATACTGTTATAAAAGATAAACAGGGTAATTATAAAATTAAAGAAATAGATAAAATATATGATAAATTTCTATTAGAACTTTTTAAAAATCCTGATTTGTTAGAAAACAATACATCTTGGAATAACAGTACAGTAGAGCAGCGTAAGAATTTTTTAACAAGTTATATAGCTAATAAATTTATGGCTCAACAGTTGTTAGGGTATGACCACAAACAAGCGAAGGATGAAGTAGATTATATAAAAAGATTAGCTGGTACTATTGCTTCTCATACAACATACGACCACACAACATCATTTGAACCTGTTATTACAAAAGATTATTATGTAGATAAAGAAGGTAATATATATACAGAAAACGAAATACCTAAAGGAGTGGAAGCTTGGATAGAGAATGATGCAGCGGGGTACATATTACCACAACAAGCAAAAATAATTACAGAAAAATATGGTGGAGTTAAAGATGTAGGAGGTGTATATAAGTTTGTATATAATTATAGAGGAGAAGATGGTAATACTACGTATCTAAAATTTGCTGTACAAGTGTTAACTCCTGATATGGAAGCTACAAGTGAAATACATAAAAACATAGCGAATATATTAAGAGAAAGAAACACAAGTATAGCCGCTGCTACTATACCAAATTTAGAATATGTTGATATGTTTTCTCATGGTCACTTAGTAATAGCTGCTTCTGAATCTTCAGCTAAACTTTGGTTTGATGGAATTAACGGAAAAAAAGGCAGCAAATATATATATGATGTTAGGAATTTAAATAAAGAGAATTTAGACAATATATTAAAAAGTCAGGATGAACTGTTTATGATAGGTGAAGAAAATGATATAAACAGGGAGTTTAATGGTTTAAGTGGAAAGGGATTAGGTATACAATTAGAGTTAGACAAACAAAAAGAAGAAAGATATTTTCCGTCACAATTGTTTTACAATTTAGCAAACAATATGAATAGTCCTAAAGACTTTGAAATTCTAAATAGAATGTTAGAGCTTCGTAAAAATGTAATGGAAAAAGCTAACAAAGAAAGAAATTTAGATGAAGGTATGATTACTTCTCCTGACGCCAAAACTAAAGATGTATTTAAAGAAATGGAAAAATTTGAAGGTTCTGTTGACCCAGCGGTATTTGGTCAGTTAGTTGCTTCAATATTTGGCAATCTAGACGGTAGATACCCTGCAATGAACTCTGTGTACAATTCTATAGCTAATGGTAGGGTAGCTAAGAAAGGAACTAAAATGTACACAAAAGGGAGTATAGCTTATCAATCGTCTTCATTGGGGATGGGATTAAAAGCTTTTGAAGAAAGAACTATAGATGGTAAAAAGGTTGTAGTTTCAGAAGCTTACGTGCCTGGTTATTTACAAAAACAAGGAGTTAAAGAAGGTGACTTATTTTTAGGAACTAGAATACCTTCGCATGGTAAAGTAAGTACAAGTGTATTTATAGTAAAAGGATTTCATGGACAATTAAAAGGAAGTCCTACGTCTAAAATAACCATACCAGCCGAAGTATCCGCATATTGGGGAGCTGACTTAGATGGAGACTCAGTACATATGAACTTCAAATACAACAAAAATGAAATAAAATCATCTGATGATTGGAGAAATGATAGTAATGAATTTTTTGATTTATATGTAGACTTAGTTAGTAGAGAAGATGTAAGAAAAGAAATTACAGCAAATATAGACTTTCAAAAAGATGTAGAAAAGGTAATTGGAAAAGAAAGACCTAAAACAGACTCTCAACTAACTCCTCATGGAGATTCTAAAACATTTAAAGAAAATGTTCCTACAAAAGCTCTTGTAGGTATTGTAGCTGCTTTACAAAGAAGTTTGAATATATTTTCTGTTAGTGGCGTAGAACTAGGTTTTGAAGTAGATATTAACGGAAGAAAAGTGGATAAATTTTATGACGATAGAAACGCTGAAAACGGAGTAGGAAATTGGTTTGGATTAGCTCAGTTACTTAATATAGTATTAGACAACGCTAAATGGCAGTATGCAGAAAGACTAGGACTAAACGAACAATCAGTAGCAGGATTTGTAATGCTTAGAAGATTAGGATATTCTTTACAAGAATGTAAAGATATATACACATCTGATATTGTACAAAAGTATTTCCAATGGCAGAAAACAACAGATGGTAAAAGATTTGTTTCTTCTGATTCCACTATACAACAATTACTAGGAACAAAAAAGAAACCTGGTAAAAAGAGTTCAGACTTTATTAATTGGTTAAGCAAGCAATCTCCTGAGACAGTTGAATTTATATATGATGAATTTGAAGCAGAAGGAATGAGGGAAAAAGCTATTTTATCAAAAGAACAAATCAAAACATTAAGTCTTATATATAACTTAGAACAATTTAATAAAGATGTAGCTCAACCTGTAGGTAAAGCGTTTACAGTACATCAATCTATAGAAAAGAATCCTTTAGAATTGATGAGTGTAGTAAAAAAGATTAATGACATAAGAGGAGACGAAAAAAGAAATATGGGAGGACTTTTTGAAAATCCTATTATGACACACGCTTTAGGTTTATTTGAAACGATGTTAAATAGAGCTTCTGTAACAGATATAAGATACACTCCTTATATGCAGTCCATAATGGAAGAAGTTTATAATAATAAAAAAGGATTACTATACAAAAGTAAGGACCAAAAAAATAAAATAATCAACAAAATAATATCTGATAAAATGTTAGAAAATATGACAGATATTATATATCCTAATTTAACTAAAAGTAGATTAATACAAGAATTAAAAAAGGTTATGAAGTCCAATCCAGACAATACGTTTTTTAAATCTATGAAAATTGTAAAAAATAGTAAGGGTCGTGAACAAGTAGTTTTAAATAAACAACTATTAAATGAATTTATTACAGAATCAGAAATACAACAAATGAGAAATGGATTTAATGATTTGAAAGAAAGAGAACAAATTTTAATGTTTAATATTGAATATAAGTTTTTTGAATTTGGATTCAAAGAAGATTCTTTATCTCCTTTATTTTCTGATAAGTTTATAGGTAAAATAAATCAATATATGGATAATACTATAAATTCTATGCAAGAAAGAATAAGTCCTAATGTTGATGTTATAGGTTTTATTGAATCAATAGAAGAAAGAATACAGGAAGAAAAACAAAGAGATATAAATATAGATAGACAGTTAGAAGAAAGAAGTAAACAAATAAAAGAAGAAGAGGGTGTTGTGGGTAAAATGACACTAGATATTGTAGAAGAAGAAGCTATAATAGCAGGTAATAAAAAAACTATTAGTCATGGCTATAATACATATAATGATACAGGTAATGATATAACTAAATTAATAAAACCTGGAAATACTCTGGTACGTATTAGCCCTCCTATAAAAAGAAATAGTATAGATGACATAAAAAATCTTGATTCTTGGGCTCGTAGTGAAGGATATGATAATTATGATGATATAAAAGAAAATGGAAATAAATATCACAAAGCTTTTATAAAAGGAGAAAAACCTATATACATATATAAAATACAGGATGTTTCTGCTGCGGATGAAGTTAAAAGAGCTAAAAAAGCTTTTAATAGATATACAAGTGAAGGTAAAGAATATATGGATAGTAATGATTTATTATCTTTTAAAGAATGGGTAGAAGACAAGGGTATTACAATGGGTTCTATCAAAAAAGATAGTTTAATTTATAAAAGGTTAAAAGATAGGTATTCTCAATATGTAATAGATTACGAAATAGCAGAAGATTTAACAGCGGATAAATTAAATTTAGAATCTTTACAAAAACATGATGATGAATATCTATATGACGCTATGACTAAGTTAGATAGATTAGATAGTTCTGCTACTAATAGAGCTAAACATATTATTAGAAAAGAAATAGCACAAAGAGCATTTGAAAAACAGACAAAGTATTTACAAGAAAAAGCAGATTTACAAAACTATGATTTTGTTAAGCCTTCTAAAAATGAAGATATATCATGGTTAAGAAAATGGATGGGGTCTAACAATATGACATCTAGAAGACCTGAGATACAATATATGATAAATGAAATAGAAAAAAATTACTACAATTATTTATCTAGATACAGAATGTATACGAATGAAATAAACGCAGCTCATGATAAACTTATAGAATCTAAACTTAAAGGTATTGGTCTTATAGAGAAGATAAAGGGTCAAATGAATATGACAGAAAGATATGAAACTTTATATGGTAACATAACCAATAGAGAAAAAGGAGGTAGAATAACTTTAATTTCTGCAGAAGAAATGAAAAATAAAAAAAGTGAGATTACTAAAGAAGAGTACGATTATTGGAATTTGTATAGAGAAATGAACGATAAGTTTGGAAACATTATAAGGCAAGAAAGAATAGACGCTGTAAAAAATATACAGATGGGTGATTTAGAAATGTTTAGCAAAGAAGGATTATTTGGATTATATGATATGAGAATGGGTAAAAACATGAATGTAGAAAATGTTAAATTATATCATGATATAAACGGAACAGAAGTTCTAATGTCTTTAAGTAGCATAAGAACATACTTAAAAAGTGCTGGTACAGCAAAAGAAAGAATAGCAAACGCTGCTATATTAGAAAAACTGAAACGTAGAGCTACGAAATTAAAACAACAGGGTATAAATGAAGACGGTAGTAAAATAGTTTTAACTGACGCAGAAATAGACGCCTTATTAAATGACGGTGACGCTATATCAAAAATGGCAGAAGGAATATCTCCTGACAAACTTACAGAAGCAGACAAGGCTTTAATAGAAGAATACAGAAGAAGACAAGCTACAGAATTTGAACACATGTCTATGGATTTAAATGGAGCTCTATTAGAATTTATTAGAGGTACTTTATTTAAGTATGGAGACGTACAAAGAGATAACTATGGTAATGCTATAAATCTAAAAGAAAATCCATTTGTAGGAATGAAAAACATGTCGGTGTTAGTAGATTCAATTATACAGTTTAATAAAGAAAATGGTAATAAAAATGCAGCCGAATATTTAACAAGATGGTGGAAAGAGTCTTTCTTAGAAAAGAAAAGACCAAAACTTAATACTGCAGAAAAGATATTAGATTGGTTAGTTAGATTAACTACATTAAGATATTTAGGTTTTAATCCGTTGGTCGCGGTAGGTAATATATTAGCTGGTAAATATCAAGAGTACCGTAAACGTGGTGGTAAACAATTAGTTGTTGGAGAAAAAAGATATTTTCAAGATTGGAACTATTCTCAAGAGATATTAAAAAAGCATAGAATAGTAGAATATAGCTTTAGTGATTTTGTTCATTTAGATAATAAAAAAGGAGCTTTTGGTAAGATAGAAAGATTGTCGTTTTTCTTTATGGATAAATCAGAAAATTATATACAAGGAGCTGCTTTCTTGGGAATGTTAACAGAAGAAGAATATAGCTCAGGAGAAATTACACAAGAAAGAGTTAGACAGATAAATCACAAAATATCTACATTACATGGTGAGGGATACACTGCTTTAGACGGAAGAATGTTGGGTACTTACGCTTTAGGTAGAGCTGCTTTACAATTTAAAAAATGGTATTTTACATTGGTGGGAGATAGATTCCAACAGCGTGATATAGATAGATTTGGTGAAGTTCAATCTGGTAGTTATACAACAGCTGGTGGTTATGTATCTTCTTTATGGAGTAGGTTTACTAATGGAGATATATCTATGGCTACATTTAAAGAAGAATATGACAAACTTGGAGAGGACCAACAAAAAGAAATGGGAGCTTATATAAGGGGTATAGGATTAGCTGGTGTAGTTTCTTTATTAATATTAGCTTTAGACGATGATGGTGAAGATGATATAGTTTTAAGACATTTAAAAAAGTTAAATAAAGATATTAATGTAATGACGGATGTAGACAGATTTATAAATTATACAATAATACCTACGTCTTTCGGAACAGCTCAAAATATAGGTAATACTGTAGATTACGCTATAAGTGGAGAAACTCAAAAAAGAGATTCTTATCTAGCAGAGAAAGGAACGCCAAAATGGGAAACAGAATTAAAGTACGAAGTAGCTCCATTTGGTCAAACACATAAGGAAGTTAGAAAAGTTATATATGGTGGTAGTTCTGAAAAAGAATCACCAATAATAAGATAAGTTTTATTATCTTTGTAAAATAATTTAAATTAAATAAAATGGCAAACATAGATGATTTATACAAAAAAAGTTTTGGACAGTTAGGTTCTGTATTTACAGATGCTGATGGAGCTATAACTCCCCCTACAGGTAAAGTATTTGTAGCTATCACCTTTTTAGCTGATACTACATTAGACTCTTCAGGAGGCTTAGTAGCTGACACAAATTATGGTACCTCTGAATACATAGGAACACAAGCTGCGGCTCATGACGCGGCTACAGCTACAAGAATATCTGGAACTGGTGGTGACCAAGTAGATGTAAGTAATACTTTTCCAAAAGGAGTTACAATATTTGGAAGATGGACATCGGTTAATATAGGTACACCAGGAATGTTAATCGCATATATAGGAGACTAATGTTGGGATTAGGCGGGGTTCTTTCACCTACTACTGAAAGTGGAGTTTTTAGTAGTACTTTAGCTTTAGAGTTAAATGGAGCGGACTCAGGTGTTGTTTTGCCTGATGAATTTATAGAACAGGTAAATCCAAATTCAGGAACAGTTTCTGTTTGGATAAACATGAGAGAAAACAATGCTTCTGCCAATCAAAATATATTTAGATTTGTAGATGACGATACAAACAACGGTATAACACTACAATATCATAAAGGTCACACACAATTTAGAGCTGTTTATAGATTAGGGAATGTTTACAAGGAAGCTACATACGAAGCAAATATTACACACGCACAATATATGGCTTTAGGATGGAACCATTTTGCAGTAACATGGGAAAGCGATGGAGCAGGCACAGGAGAAGTAAAAATTTATTATAATTCAGTGTTACAGGAAACAGTTTCGCAACCAAACAACTGGGGTAGCGATACGATGGATAGATGTGTAATAGGCACTAATGAAGATGTAAGCAGCGCATTTTATGATGGATACATAGACCAATTTGCTGTGTATAATCAAGTAAAAGTTTCATCAGAAATACAAGCAATGTATAACGATGGAGTTTTAGCAGACTTATCAACAAATTATTTTAGTTCTCCAACAAGAACAGATTATAAAACAAACGGGTTAATAGCGTATTATCAGTTTGAAAATAACCTTTTAGATAGTAGTGGAAATAATTTTACAGGGACTACAGAGGGAACAGTAACTTATAACACATCACAACCATAAACAGATTAAGATATGTTAGGATTAGTAAATATGTTATCGTCATCAAAACCATCTTCTTCAGATTGGACTCCTGCAGATATATCATCTTTAATAGCTTGGTATAAATTTGATGAAGGAATATCAACATATTTTGTCGGTGGTTCAGCAAACAATCATGTAGTCTCTGAATGGAGAGATAAGTCGGGAAGTAATAATCATTTAACAGATACCTCAACCCCCGCTCAAACAGCTAGTTATAATACAACGCACCCTAAACAAGACCAGACGTCAAAACGTGTAATTTTTGACCACGGTGGAGACAGTTTAAGATTAACAACATCCCTAGATTTAGGTTCATTTTCTGTAACTATGCGTATATTTCCCGATGGAACTTGGAGTGATTTTATATGGGAAGATGCTTCGGGTAATAATTTCTTAAAAATACAAACTGCCGAACAAGCTAGGGTTAAAATAGATGGTTCTAGACATGACTTTAATTTACCAGAAGAATTATCAGATGATGAAATATTTAATATAAGCTGGGAAAGAAATCAAGAAGGAGTAATACAAATATATATAGATGGTGTTGCAGGAACACAATCTGGAACGGGAGACGGAACAGAGGACATTACAGAATTACTAACTATGGAAAAAATAGGTGAACCTATGAATGCGATGGAAGTTGCTGAAATAGTAATATGTAATAACGCCTTATCATCTAGAGATAGAGATAATTTACAAACATACTTAGATAATATATAAATTAAAAACAAATAAAATGAATTGGATAAACAGTTGGTCAAAAGGAAACAAAAAACAAAAATATGAAATATCTATTAGATTAGGTAGAATAACAGTTTTAGAAATTAAAGCTTGTTTGTTTTGTGAAGCAGGTTGTACTTCAAAAAAATTTAGAATAATGGTATTGAATTTTGGATTTGAAATATAATGTCAATTTCTAATAAACAAATACACGAAGAATTAGTAAAGGTAAAAGAAGATTTACGTGATATAAAAATACGTTTATTAGACCCAGATGTAGGAACTATTTCTAAAGTTAATAAAAATACATCATTTAGAAAAAACACAACAAAAGCATTATGGTCTATATGGGCTGTAATATTAGGAATATTAGGTAAAATTATTTTTTGGAATTAAAATGGCAAAAGAATTAAACGAGGATACGAGTTTTAAAATTAGTATTAAAACACTAGGAGGCATAGCTGCGTTAATAGCTACTCTTATAGGAGGATGGTTTGCTTTACAAGCAGATATAGAAGAAGCAAAAGAACTTCCAGTACCTCCTCCGCCAGATGTAACAAGAATGGAGTTTGACATGAAGGATAAAAATATAAGGTTAACTATTGAAAACACCGCAGATGATGTAGAGGAATTAAAAGAAGACTTAGATAGAATAGAAGCTAAAATAGACGAATTAAGATAATGAATGCAAACCCAAAAACATTTACTCTTTATTTATTGATAATATTATTAGTATTATTAACAAATATATCTTTTAGTCAAATAACAGTAACACAATTTAATGCTGGCTGGAATAGTACTAATGATGTATCGTGGTTAAAAAAGTTAACTGATGTAGATAAAATAAAATATATAGACATAGCTGAAAATACTAAAGCTCAAAATAAATATGAAATAGTTGTAGTACCTACAATAGTTGTTTTTAAAGATGGAGAGGAAATGAAAAGATTTCAAGCGGATATATCATTTGCTATAAAAGCGACAAGAAAAGAGATACAAGAATATATAGATGAATTATTAATGGAAGATTTTTAATTATGGCAAAAAAAGGATTATATTACAATATTAATAAAAGAAAAAAAGCAGGTACATCACGTTCTAAAGCTAAGAGTACAATTAGTCCAGAAAGTTATGCAGAAATGAAAGCTGGGTTTGGTAAAGGAGGTAAAATAAAATTAAGACCACAACACGACTAATGAAAAAAATATTACTAATATTACTATTACCTATAATAACTTTTGCTCAAAAAGAAGTTATTATAAATATACAAACAGATTCGTATCCTAGTGAAACTAAATGGGTATTATATGATTCTGTTTATCAGGGAGATACATTACATCATGTTCCTTATGGATACTATGATTCGTCTAATATAATGAATATTGATACTGTGTATATTCCAGATAGTATAACTAATATATCTTTTGTTATGTTTGATAGTTATGGTGATGGTATAACTAATGGAGAATATTATGTTAGTATATGTGGAGATACAATAATAAATTATCCTGTAAGTACATTTAACTCAGGATTAATACATAATAGAGTGGTTCCGCAATGTATGCCTCAACCTCCACCAGTTCAATTAGTTCCAGCTAAAGTTATTATAAACTTAGACCAATACCAAAGTGAGACATCTTGGGATATAAAAGACACAAATGGGATAATTTATGCTTCAGGAGGAAACTACAACTCACAGCCTGATTACGCTACAGTAGTTATCCCAGTTCAAATACCTAAAGGAGATTTAACATTTACTATATATGATTCATACGGAGATGGTTTAAACGGAGGGTTATGGCAAGGACAAGATGGTTCTTATTTTGTTAAACAGTGTAATGATACATTAGTATATGGTACAGACCCAGCTTTCGGTAATGACTCAGCACATGTTTTTGTTTCTGATTCATGCCCACCTATATTAGGGTGTACAGATGATGACTATGTAGAATGGAATCCTTTTGCAGATATAGATGATGGAAGTTGTCAAACATTAAAAATATTTGGATGTATTGATACGTCTATGTATAATTATGATAGTACAGCTAACACTATGGAGTTAATAGACACTTGTGTTTATACCCTTGTATTGCACGATTTAATGGGCAATGGGTGGGTTGGGTCACATTTAAAACTAATACATCCAGATACATTATATGAATTTACACATACAGGAGGTTTTGAGGATATTTATTATGTAGGACTAACAGCTCCAGACCCAATAACATTTAGATTTCATATATCATCGCAAGCTAGTTTAACTACAATAGAGTGTGGATTTACATTCATAAACCCAGAAGGAGATACTTTAATTAGTATACAACCACCATTTATACAACCTTTATTACCATATCAAATAATAACAAATTGCGGTAATACGTGTGAAGAAAAAACATATGGATGTATAGATTCTACAGCTGTTAATTATATAGATTCTGTTAATACTGACGATGGAAGTTGTTATTATAATCCTGGATGCATGAATCCTTTATATATAGAATATGATTCTACAGCAGATTATGATGATGGCACATGTCAAACTTTAATAGTATTAGGATGTATGGATAGTACATCGTTAAATTATAATCCTTCAGCTAATGTAGAAATACCAGGTTCTTGTATAACTATAGTGTATGGATGTACTAATCCTTTAGCTTTTAATTACAATCCTAATGCAAATGTAGACGATTCTACATGTGTTCCTATTATTGAGGGGTGTATGAATCCTGTATCGTTAAATTACGATTCTACAGCTAACACTGATGACGGTTCTTGTGTATTACCAATTTATGGATGCACAGACAGTACAGCTTTTAATTATTCTCCTAGCGCAAATGTTGATGATAGTTCTTGTGTAGATATAGTTTATGGGTGTATGGATGTTACAATGTTTAATTACAATCCTATAGCTAATATAGATAATGGAAGTTGCGAGCCTTTTGTTTATGGGTGTATGGACTCTACAATGTTTAACTTTAATCCTTTAGCCAATGCAGACAATAATAGTTGCACTCCTTATATTTACGGTTGTACTGACCCTAGTATGCTTAATTTTAACCCACAAGCTAATACCGAAGACTTTAGCTGTATTCCTTATATTTACGGTTGTATGGATAGTGCTGCCTTTAATTATGATTCAACAGCTAATACTGATAATGGCTCGTGTATATCTGTGGTTGAAGGATGTATGGACCAAGATGCGTACTCGTATAATGAATTAGCTAATGTCAATATAGAAGACTCATGTTTCTATGACGCTGGATGTATAACAGGACCAGGTGTACCATATTGGTTAAATGACCCGTGCTACGCTTGGGTAATTGATGTAGACGAATATTGTTGTGAAAACGATTGGGATAACATATGTCAATTAACTTATGATTATTGTGAGGGAACATGGGTAGGACCTTTACCAAAACGTATAGCAAACTTATTAATGATTACAGATATATTGGGTAGGCCAGCTAAAATAGAAAAAAATAAAATGCTGTTTTTTATATATGATGACGGAACAGTAGAAAAGAAAATTGTAAGATGAAAAAAATAATAATATTACTTTTATTACCTCTATTTTCCATATCACAAGAAATTGATATAAAAAAATATTTTAAATTTTCTACTTTTTACGGAGCTATAAATGGAGGAACGTCTATATCAGATGTAGATGTTTTCTCTGTGACAGATGGATTGACAACTACTACGATACAAACTCCTTATGATTACAATATAACTTTAGGTGTTAGAAAAATAGCTAGATTTGGATATGAAAATAAAGCTAATACTTTTTATGATGGTACCGAATCTAATTATAGTGACGCGGCAACAATAGGAAAAATAAAAGGATTAGAGTTTTTGTTTGAAGCTAATTACAAAAGACAAGAGGGTGTAGAATATTTAGACCAACATCATTTTATTAGATATGTGGGAAATAATTGGAACGCTAAGGTAGAGTATCTAAAAGATGGATTTGCTGATGTAGATTACTTTGAAGGTTCTCAAAGGTATAGATATAACTATAACAACAAACTATCGTTTAATATAGGAGCTGTACAAAGAATAGCTGAACCTTATGGATATGACCCATTAGAAGAATGGAAATTAGATAATGGTAATATACACTACACTTACTTAGCGTTACAGGAAGGATATAATGTAGATGTATATCATCAAATGTATTATAACGCAGATGGAAATTTGGTAGCTGTATCTTCTGATGTATGGGAACAAATAGTAATACCAAAAGTATTGTCAGATTACACAGAAAGAAAAAGAAATGAATTAGATAGAATTTGGAATTATTCTTTAGTAGTGGGATTTGACTATTATTATTATAAAAAAGATTTTTGGCTACATTCTTGGGGTAATTTAATGCCGTATCATTATGACAATGGTAACGAATACGCTTATCATAATTTTATAGGAGGGCAATGGTATGATTATTCAGGAGGAACTATATTTGGTAAAAAACTAAACAAACAACTAGGTGTGTTTGTAGAAGGAAAATACAATAAGTATTGGAATAGAGAATGGTACAATTTTAAATTAGGTATTAACTATATAATAAGATAATGTATAATTATAAAATAAGTCTACTAAGGGTTGTAGATGGAGACACTATTGATGCAGAGATAGATTTAGGATTTGACATCAAAGTAAAAAAAAGAATTAGATTTTTAGGTATTAACACTCCAGAATCTAGAACTAAAGATTTAGAAGAAAAAGCTAAAGGATTAGCTGCTAAAGATAGGGTTAAGCAGTTACTAGAAGGATGTAAAAATATAACCTTAAACTCTCATGGAGTTGGTAAGTTTGGTAGATGTTTAGGAGAGATTCAGTTAGACATGGTAGACGGACAAGAGAAATTAACCTTAGTAAATTTGAACGAATTATTAATTAACGAAGGACACGCAGTAGAATATCATGGAGGAAAAAGATAATAAATCAAAAGGATTAGGAGATACATTACAAAAGATAATTACAAAAAGTGGTGTAGAAAAACTTGTTAAAATTATAAGTGTAGATTCTGATTGTGGGTGTAATAAAAGAAAAGAAAAGTTAAATAAAATGTTTCCATATAAAAAATAAAAGTTATGGCAGTAAATGAATTAGATAGTCATGAATTAACAAAAACAATGGTAGCTCCTTTACCACCTTATCACCAATGGTGTATATGCGCGGTTGCAGGGATAAATACACAAATGTCTCCCCCAACATATATGACCTGGAATCAAACAGATTGGACATGTGGAGATAACGCTACATGGCCTAGAAGTTTTTGGATTATGGGACATCCTATGAATGCTAGTTATCCTGCTACATCAGTAGGTCAAAATCAAGCTTTTTATGATTTAGTTTGTGCTAGTGTTGGGCAAACACAATTGACAAATGGACAAGAGATAGTATTAGACGCAACCGCTACGGGAGGTGCGATGTGTAATTGGGGTTTTGTTAAAGCTGTAGATAAAATGTGTGTAGTATATAGAGGGTATTTTTCTCAGGTATCACAAATTCAGCATCATGTAGGATTTCCTGGTTTTAATCAAGCTGGAGGATACCAAATATATAAAGGACCATGTTGTAGTGGTTCATTTCCAAATACATCAGTAAAAACTAGTTGGGACTGTGCTATGATAGGAGACCATCCTAAATTTGGATATCAATGTATACAAATACAGGGTTCAACTGGACAATATTTAACTAAAGCAGAATGTTTACAAAGTGGTTGTGAAGGTTTAAGTCCAGACCCAGCTGACCCGTCAGGAAACATACCTGGACCAAATTTACCTTTGCCAATAAGTTCAATAACTGATAATACAGAAAATAATAATCAACAGAACTATTAATAACAAAAAATAAAATTATGAGTATATTAGGAACAATATTTAGCGGTGGAGCTAAAGATTTAGTAGAGGGTGTAGGTGGAGTCATAGACAACTTACATACTTCAAAAGAAGAAAAGTTAGAGGCAGAACAAAAGATAAAAGAATTAATTGCTTCGTATCAAACTAGTTTAGAAAAAGAAATATCTACAAGATGGGAAGCGGATATGAAATCTGATTCTTGGTTAAGTAAAAATGTTAGACCATTAGTGTTAATATTTTTAGTAATATCAACAGTATTATTAATCTTTATAGACGCGGGAATTATTAACTTTGTAGTTGAAGCAAAATGGACAGATTTATTGCAATTAGTATTAATTACAGTGATTGGAGCTTATTTTGGAGGTCGTTCACTTGAAAAAACAAAAAAGTAAAATGAAATACTACAGAGAGTCAATTCAGAAGGCTATGTTAGAAAAAGGATATAAATACTTTACTAACGACAATTATGATGTAAATATTATTGGTATTAGAAACTCTGATACTAATGGAAAGGTTACAAATAAGTTTGATGATATAATGACTATATCTTATAAAGATGAAAACGGTGAGTGGAAATATCATGAATATGAATGTACTACAGACCCAGGTGATGATTGGATGGAAAACCCTTGGATAGATAAAATAGGTTGCGCGGTATTAAAACCAGGACAATATAGAGGTTCACACAAACTTAGATTACATAGTGGTAAATATTTAGCTCTAGGACAAAAGAAACCTGTAACAGTATATAGAGATAATAACAGAAATGATAAATATGAATTTGATGAGTCTACTTGTGACACAGGTGTGTTCGGTATAAATATACATAGAGCTACAGCTCTAGAAGGTAAAACATCTACGTATGTTAACAAATGGTCAGCAGGATGTCAAGTAATTGCTTCTAATGATGACTGGCATGCGTTTCTCAATATATGTCAAACAGCTAGAGAAGTATGGGGTAATTCATTTTCTTACACTTTATTAGAAAGCAAGGACTTAATGTAATGTCTTCAGATAAAAACATAATATTTAAAGATGTATATAAAAATGCATATTATTTACTTATGGGAAAATTATCTATAGAAGATTTATTAGACTATAATGGTTGTGCATTACCATTTGAACCTTATAGTGAAAAAGATGAAATAGAAGAAGATATATATGATGATATAATAAATCACTTCATAGAAACTGAAGAATACGAAAAATGTGCTGATATAAAAAAAATTAAAGATAGTATATATAATAAAAAAAATTCTTAACTTTGTAAAAAATTAAAAAACGATGGCAAAAAATTATACTCTTAGCTGTTCTTTAAGTATGACAGCTTCCTCGGGAACTGGATATAGTCAAACTCAAAGTGGTAGTTACACACTAAATATAACAGGTGTAGACCAAATAGCTACAGGAAGAATAGATGTAGCTCATGATGGTGATTCAACTGTAATGGCTGCTCCAGGGCACGGTAGAATGATATATGTTAAAAATTTAGATGATACTAACTTTGTTAAAATATATGATGGAGCTTCTTCTGCTGCTGATTTAATAGGTATATTAGAACCAGGTCATTTTTTAATGACAGTGATAAAGGGTACAGGTACAACAACAGCAAGAGCAGATACAGCAACGGTTACAATAGAATACGCTGCAATTGAAATAGACGCTAACGCTTAATAAAAATATAAAAAAATGGCAACACAAACATTATCAGTAACAGTATCAGGAACTTTAACATTAACAGATTCAGATGGAAATCAAGTACTTTCATTTTCACCATCTTTTACTACAGGAGCTACTACGGTAGATTCAGCTTTAATATCTACAGGTGAAATATTAACTAACGGAACTTCAGATACTACTATTAACTTAGCAAGTCATAATAAAGATATGATATTTGTATTTATAAAAAATGTAGATACAGATTATCCAGTAGCTGTAAAACCAGATGGTGATGTTATAGCTGATTTGAAGCCAGGTGTATGTATGTTTTCTCCAATTCATATAGACGGAGCGGCTGATGGTTCTGCTAATTTAGATTTAGCAGCTACTACAGCAGCACAAAAAGTACAATACTTAATTTGTGATGGTCCTGATACAGGAATAGCTTCTGATGACTAATAGACTATGCCTTTAATTAAAGACAAGGATAGGTATAAAAAGTTATCAAGAAGAGATAGTTTATCTACGAATAGACAGGACTACCCAAACAAATCAATAAATAAAGACTTAAGAAAGAAGCAGCAAGACGTTGACAACAAAAGGTCAAATGTCTTGGTGTCTTCTAATTCACCAAAATTGAATTTTGCAAAACCTAGGGGTGGTGAAGTCACACACATCCTTACATTAAAACCAGGACAATCATTATTAAACTTAACAGTTTGCAATAAAGAATCTTCACCTGCTTTTGATTTACATTGGAGTTTTGACAGTCCAGATAAATTAACATTTACAGTAGGTTCAGGAGTAATAACAGACGTAACAGGAGGAACAACAATTAGACTAATGGGAGATACAATGTCAACTCTAGAAACTGTAAGTCTGGCTAGTGTACTCTCAAGCGTATTAACAGGTGGGGGTGCTAGAGTAGTAACTAATAGTTTTGAACCACCCTCTTCAATGTTTGCAAATGTAGAAAAAACAGTATATTTCTACATGTCAGCAAGTGCATCAACAATAGATGTTACTTACGCTATACATAGTTAATAAGTGTGTTAATAACTTTTTTTCTAAGACCTTCATATTCAAACAATTATAAAATAATTTTATAGACATATAAAATAACATTATAAAACTATGAGTTTGAATGATAAAATAATTAAGTATTTAAAAGAAAATCCACAATTACAGCGTAGTAAATATGCTGATACAGCAAAAAAATTCGGAACTAATTATGAACAGATTAGAGCTATAGCGAGAAGGATGAGAGAAAAGAATCCTGACAACATGCCTAAAGAAAAAGAAGTTTATAATTTCCAAGAATCTAAAGGAGAAGCGGTAGCAATAGCAGAAAACTGCACAAGAGTTAAAACCTTAGAAGATTTACTCACTCAATGTAAAGTAGATTTAGATAAATGGTATGTAGAGAAATATGATATAGGGACATATGAGGTTACAGGATTTGATAATGACCGTAATCCTATTACAGTTACTATGTATAGAAGTAAAGCTTTCCTGAAACCTATCAAAGAAGAATTAAATGTAAAGTTAATCAAAGAAAAAATAAAAGAAGATTTATCAAACTTATCACCTTTGGTAGCAAAAAAAGAAAGGGACAGACAAGATAAAAGAGATAAATATTTATTAGAGATATCAGCGTTTGATTTACACCTAGGTAAAATAGGTATAAAAGGAGATAAGTATGATTTAAAGATTGCAGAACAAAGACTAGTAGACGCTGTTGAACATTTATTATACAGGGCTCAAGGATATTATATAGATAAAATATTATTTATAGCTGGTCATGATTTTTTAAATGCAGATGGAGATTGGCCTATACCAGCTACAACAAGAGGTACACCACAATTTAATACTAATTATCATATAGATATGTATAGAGCAGGCAGAAAACTATTGATTAAAGTAATTAATTATTTATCTGAAATAACTCCTGTTCATGTTATGGTAATACCAGGTAATCACGACAGAGAATCTATGATGCATTTAGGAGACACCCTAGAATTATATTTTGAAAACCATAATGACGTAAAAGTAGATAACGGTGATAGTTTAATGAAAATGTTAGTATATGGTAAGAACATGGTAATATCAGACCATGGTGACGGACCTAAAACTAACGATTTACCAGGTATAATTTCACAAAGATATAAAAACGCTTGGAGTGATGTAGACTATGTTGAGGTACATAGAGGTCATCTACATACTAACAAATCTACAAAACTACAAGCTATTGAAGAACTGCAAGGTATAACAGTTCGTAATCTATCTTCAATGTCTGCAACAGATTATTGGCACGATAGTAAGGGGTATATAGGTAATATCAAAAAAGCTCAAGCTTTTTTATATCATAGAAAAAATGGATTGCAAGGTATATTAAATTATAATGTAGAAATCAATTAATCTCTTTCTAATTTTTTAATATAGTTATTAATTCTTTTTATACACTTTTCTAAATACTTTATATATTTTTTATAGTATCTAATCTTGTCTTGTTTTTGCATAATCTATAATATGGTTAAACAATTGTGATGGAGTATATATAGTTAAACCATTATTATAGTTTTTATATATTTGTGTAAATTCCATTTTGTCCTCATCAAAAGTCCAAAATACGTGTGTATTTTTTTCTATTTGTGTTTTTAATATTTTTTTAATATTTTTAAAATTATTCATAAGCTCCAGTTATTTTATTTCTTATTTGTGTATTTCTAGCTACTTCTACATAACCTCTATTTTTATGTTTAAATCCTACTCTAGCGTGTACCTTTAAGTCTATGACACGTACATCACATTGAGGAGGTTTTTTAGGATTAATTTTTCTTATGTCTCTATTATAAACTTTATATTTTAGCAGGGGGTATGTGTCTACATACTCCCTACCAAATACAACATTTATAATTTCTATAGTTTCTGTTTTAGTTCTATTACGATATGGTTTTTCATATTCATAAGTAATATCACAATAAACTATTTCACCAGGTTCTATATTGTCCATTAGTAATTCATTATTAATAGTTCTTCTCCTTTATTCTGTTTCTTTCCTTTTTGTGCTCCAGCAGCTTTTGTAAACTCTTTACTCACCCATCGGAAATCTTTTCTAGGATACATATGTTCTAGTTCTTCAAAATAATAATAAGATAGTGCAAATTTACCTCTTATATTCTGTAACCATTTAGCTAATGTATCATGGTCTAATGAATCAAAGTCATGATTAGAATAATAATTTTCAGTTTTCCAATATGGTGGGTCTACATAAAAGAAACTTTCTACTCCATCATATTTAGAAATACATTCTGTATAATCTAAATTTTCACAGTTAGTAATTTTGTGCAATTTTTGTATAACATCAGGATTCATCAATCTTTTTCTAAACGCATCAAATTTTGAATTATATTTACCTTTAAGGTCTATATATTTAGACTCCATAATTTTACTACCACTAAATACCTGTGTAGCTATGTAAGCGTATTTCATAGCCATGTCAAATGAATAGTCATTAAAACCTATATCACAAGTATTTTTTATTTCTTCTTGATATTCATAAAATAGTTTTTCATTTTGTGATTTGATTTCAGATTCTTCCATATGTTTATTAAAGAAATATGGCTCTGTACAACATTGGAACAAATTAACCATAAACCTATTTACGTCATTATAAACGACTTTTTTTAATTTTGGTAATGTATGTACATCACTTTTAATATATACCCAGAAAGCTCCTCCAAACACTTCTGTGTAGGATTCTATATCTTTTGGGATATATTCTGATATCCATTTAGCCATTCGGCTTTTACCTCCTATATAACTAATCATATTTATTTATTTTATTAAAATATATATCTTATTGTGTTCCAAGGTATAATACTATTGTGTAAATCTATAAATTGATTTATATACTCACGTTTTAGCTTATGATTATATCTTGTGTTAACACCACCATATTGTGATATTTTATCTTCTTGTATATGCGGAACCCACAAGTCTTTTTCTGATTCAGGATTACTAGTTAAATTAAACTTATGTCTTTTAAAATTATGTGTAAGAAATATAACTTCTGCTAAGACTTGGTTTTTATAATCTACATAATCATTTAACATATTAAACAAAAACCTATAATCATTTAACCATCCGTCATATACTATTACAGGACTAAAGTTTACATGAACATCGTAACCAGAATCTATAAAAGCGTCAATTGCTTTTATTCTGTCTATAATTTTAGATGTGTGTGGTTCGTGTATATCTGCCTTATGTTGTGGTATTAAACTAAATCGTATACGTATTTTACCTTTAGGGTCAAATTTAATTAATTCAGGATTTACATACTTAGTAGCAAAACTACCCATAGCTTTAGGATGGTCTTTAAAAAATGTAAATATTTTCTCCCACTCATGATGTTTAGCGTGTAAAGCAAAGTCTTCATTACAACTTATATCATACGTTATGTATTCTGGGTGTGTTTGATTTGGTTTAATTGTATCGTCAAAAGTTACATGATTATTTATGCTAGTAAGTATATCTTCTGTGTTTTTTGCTATACTAAGGCCGTAAGGTTTATTGCGTTTCATATAACAATAAGAGCAGTTGTATAAACAACCGTGTCCAAAACTAGGAGAAATAAAATCTGTACTCCTCCCAGAGGGTCTTATAGTAAATGTTTTTCTATTTACTTTGTGAATTATCATTTTTTTTATCGTATTTCTTTAAGTTCTTTAATGTTTCATTGTTTCTTATTCTAGATTTTATCCCACTTTCTAGTTGTGATAACACATACATTCCTGAAACAAATCCTATCGCGTATGTAAATATTGATAATGTTATTTCCATATTATTTATTTTTTAATTTTTCTAATTCAAATTCTAGATGAGCTATAGCTTTTTTAATACAGTCTACTGGTGTATCATGTTTTCTATAAGCTCGCAGAATATAAGTTACTGCTGTGCCACAATGGTAAGATAAATCAAAGTTATCACAAACCTTTCTAGCTTCGTAACCTTCTTTGCCTTTGTAATAGTCAGGTATTCTTTTGTCTTGTTTATCATTATCTAAATTGTTTGTAGAATCTACATATGGTAAATTTCTATCTAATTCATAATAATATTTATTATGTTTATCTTCCTTGTCCACGATATTTCTTTTTATAATTAATACTTTGTTTTAACTTAGAAGTTTTAGACTTAGCGTGAACGCCAGGTCTTTTTTTCTGTTTTACTTTTTTAAATACAAATGATTTTACCGCCATTAGTCTAGTTTAGTTTTATAATGTTCAACAATTTTATTTAACTCTCTTTTATAAAATAAATCAAATTCAACCAACTCTATATTGCCTGTATCAGGATTAATTTGTTTTGGTTGTGTTTTTTCCCAGTACACATATAATACTGCACGTAATCTTTGACTTGGTGTTTTGTTTCCAAATTCTGTAGATTCGTGTTCTATATTTTCTGCAGCTTTTTCTACAGCGTCTTTTTGGTCTTGATTTATAGGGTATGGTGATAATAATACATACCCTGTTTTTCTATTTAAATTGAATAGATTTACCATAGTTTCGTTTGACAGCTCAGGAGTACCTATATGTATCCTTAATGAGCCGTCAGAGAGGGTAGATATTTTTTCTACCCCCCCTTCAAATAATACCGACTTCTTACTCATAATTATTGGTTAATATGTGAATTGTCCTTTCAGCATCTTTATCTAATGGGTCATAACCTGAACCAGGCCAATAATCATTATCCATACAATACTTATAGATTTCCAATTCTTGGTTATACATGTCTCTACCCTCATCTATCATATCGTCACCTAACTCAAATATATTGATAGCGAATGGAGCTGTTTTTTCAATAGCTACAATTATAAATCGTGTAGCTTTTACAGCGTCCATATAAAAGGCAGCTTGTTTATGATACTTATATTGAATCATAGATTTCATAAATCCACTATAAGAACAATCTTTAGTTGTTTTAAGGTCTATTATCATATCATCTCTATGATAGTCTAACATACCCTTACACTTTACATCATGATGTTTATTGTGCCATGTTACAATTTTTTCTGCTTCACCATGTTTCAAGAGTTGATGAACCGCGGTGTCATTCATTACCTTTAAAGATATTTCCGTTATTAACTCATAGTCAGATTCAGAAATAATATTCTTAAACATATTATTTTTAGTAAATTCTGCAAAATCCTCTTTACCTTTTTTGGTTCTTTTGTCAAATTTAGGAGATATTGCATAATGTTTAAGAAACTCTCCAGGTTGTAATATATCCATATGTATAGCTGAACCTAATTTCATAGCTGGTGTAGCTATTTGTTGATTATCATACATGTGTTTAAAATATTCTGGAGATATAGATATATGATTTAACATAGAGTTAGATATATATTCTCTGTCTTGATAATAATTACTGTGTGTTAAATTACTCATCTTTCAACTCTTCTTCTATATCTTGTTTTTGTTTGTCTATGTTCATCATATTTGCTAATATGTCGTTAGCGTTTGGTATTCTCATAGTGTATTCATACATACTTTTTTCAAAGTCTTTTATGTCTTTATCGTCAAAAGCTTGCTTGTTCCATATTTTATGAACCCAAGTTAATAAAGCTACTTCATGAGCTCTAATTATTTCGCTTAAGAATTTAATAGAGTCTTCTACTTCAGGATGAACCATATAATTTTTACCCTGTATTTTAATTTTTGTTTTTGTTTTTTTTGTTTTTGTCATTATTGTTCAATTTGTATTAAATAACCTTTTTTATCTTCTTCTATTATTGTATTTATCATATCTATATTTCTATTAATTCTATCTTTTAATTTTTGATTTTCTATTAATAGTTCTTTATATATATTACTATGCTCTTTAAAAGTGTGTTCAAACTGAGAATATAATTCGTTAGTTGAATCAAACATTCTTTTTAAATATGGATATATTGTGATTAATGTTTCTATTTTATTCACATAGTGTATCATAGAAGCATGGTTTTTGTTCATTAATTTACCTATTGCATTCCAACTCATGTTTGTACCTTTACGTAAAAAGTAAGCTAATATCATTCTTTTTTCTACTAAAGGCCTATGTCTACTTGATGAAAATAATTTATTTTGTGTTATTTCATGTAGTTCACAATATTTTTCTACAAAATCGTTTATACTTGATACATTCATAATATTTTAATTGTTACACCTGGATTTTCTTTGTCGTATGTATATTCGTCAAAAAATGGTCTGATAAATTCACAATTATCATCTTCTATCCATTGGTATTTTACCATTAAATCCTGTACAGTTTGTGCTGGATTTATATAATCAAATTTTCTTCTTGTACTTCTATGAAAAGTAAATGAAATCTTATAGGGAGGTTGTTTACCCTCAATCATATCCAGAAACTTTTTCCTATTACTTACGTAATCTTCTTTAGATTCTTTGATATAATTCATTGTAGTCTTAGAATGTATAAGATATTTCCCAGTCCATCTTTTACCATTCTTACTAGAAGGGACATTCCCCGCTATGAAAATTTCATTTACCATCATTATTTGTTTTAGAACGGCATATCTTCGTCTGTCATACCGTCAGCGTTTTCTACAGAAGCTGATGTTCCTTGATAATCTTTCATCATTACTTTGTATTTGTCTCTATCTTCATTTGATAGTTTTTTATTCATATCTGGACTATAAGCACAGTTTGCTCCCGCTTTATTACTCCATCTATATTTAACAGCTTCTCTAATTACTGGTTCTCCTGTTTCTCTGTTAACCGTAACATACTCTTCTGATATAAATGTTATCATTAAGTCTTTACCTATAACATCATTCATAGCTTTAGAATCGTCAGAGAAATCAGACACACCTGCGTTGACTAAAAAGTCTTTCATTTGTTTTTTCTTCCAATCTTGTGTTGAAGGTTTGTCAGTTTGTTTAACTGCCCACATTTGTACTCTACCGTTTTTGTTATTACTTGTTACATTAAATGTAATAAATGGTGAGCCTTTGTAGTTGTCTATTAAATCAGATGTTGTTATACTTACAACTTTACAGTGGTGAGCCCCAGGTTTTAAATACTCTTGTTTACCTTCTGGTTTAGAAGATGTTGTGTTTAAGTCAAATGGTAATACTTTCATTATTTATTGTTTTTAATTTTCCAGTTTATATATTTTGTTAAAGTTTCGCCATCAAAGATAATCTTATCTTTTTCTGGTGCATAAGGATATTCTTTACCTTTATATTCCTTAGTTTTAAGGGTTTGTATTGGTAGTCTATATAAAAATCTACCTATACCCCACGATACACACGCACGTTTAAATGCGTCTGATGCATGTCCCTTTTGTTTTTCTACATTAGATTCGGAACCAGTATCTGATTTCCATACCCAACCATGTTCTGTGTGTATACCAACACGACACATCAATAATCCACATGATTCGTAGTATTCTGTAGACCATTTACTAGGTCCTACAACCTCATCTAATAAGTCTTGAGCGTCTCTAGCGTCTATGTAAGCTACACAAGCAGCTTTACCATACCTAGCTGATTGAACTCTCCATTTATATGGTAGTTCTTTAGTCAGTTCTCTTAAGTTCATTTTCTTCTTTATTTACATTATTTATATCTTTTCTTATTTTGTTAATTCCTCGTAAAGCTATAACGAATTTAACAAATCTTCTAATCAACACTGGCTTACCTTTTAAGATAAGTGTTATTGCTATTTCCTTGAATAATAAAGTAAGCACACTACGTACTGTACTTTTATCCACACTTAAGTCATGTGAAATTTCATCAATGATTTGTGATAAACGTGATTTTTTTTCTCCCATATTACATCACTTATTTATTTAAGTGATTGACAAAAATAAACATTATTTTTTTAATGACAAAACTTTGTTAATAAAATGTTTTATCCCGTAATATGATATAACAGCTAGACATATATACCCTAATATTTGTATAGATATATATATCATGAATATAAAAATCGTTGTTGTAATTATAATTTTTGCTGGTAACGTCATGCGTTTTCAAATTTAGTTAATTTACTAATAAATTTTAAAGGTATTTCTCCTACGCCAATATTTCTACCTTTAGCAAATATAATATTAGCTACACCTTTAGTGTCATTACCTAAATCATCATGTTTTATACCATAATATTCAGGCCTATGTATTAATATAACTATATCGGAAGCTTGTTCTATTTCTCCAGATTCACGTAAATCTGATAAAGTTGGTTTACCCATTGCACGCATACCAACACCACGATTTAATTGTGATAAAGCTATAATAGTTATACTAAGTTCTTTTGCTAGATTTTTTAATGTTCTAGCTACTTTACTAACCTCTTGTTCTCTTGTAGAATTTTTAGTTGTGTAAGTAACTAATTGTAAGTAATCTACTAATACTAGTTTTATACTTCTTTTCTTTACATAACTTTTAATTCTATTTACCAAATAATTTAAATTAGTAATATTACATTCATCTATATTAATAGGTAGTTTTTCTATTTTACCAATAGCTTGATTTACTTTAAGATATTCATCTTTACCAAGTGTTCCGTTTGTTATATAATTATTTTCTACAGAAGATTCCATAGATATTAATCGTTTTAACAATTGATTACTACTCATTTCATAAGAAAATATCACAGACGGAGTGTTAGAATACTTACAAGCATTTAATAATATGGCAAGAGCAAAACTAGTTTTACCCATAGAAGAAGCTCCTCCGATAATAACTAAGTCGGTTTCCTGCCAACCCCCTGTAAATTTATCTATTTTATCAAAACCTGTCGCTATACCTAACAAGCCGTCTGTTGACATTCTATTATTTATATCTGATAATGTGTTTTTTAATTGTAACGACAAATCATCTAATTCAATAACTTTAGATGTATTAATTTCAGCTAATTCATTTTGTACAGAACTTATAATTTTATGTAATTTGTGTCTGTTTTTAACAGAGTTACTAATGTTTTGAGATATTGTCATTAGTTTGTTTTTCTGATATATACTCTCTAAAGTTTGTATACAAGAACTTACATTAGCTAAAGAGTGTCCTTTAGACGTACATTCCGCTAATACTGGAGAAAAAGAATCTGTTTCATTTTCTAGCCCAGTATTTAATGTAACTAAGTCTACACTTTTGCCTTCGTTTTTTAATTCTATCATAGTAGAAAATATTTTTCTGCTTATAGGATATTGGAACAAATCAATGTGTAGTGTATCAGAATATTTTTCTAATATTTTATCATTAAGCATAATTTTACCTAACAACATGTGTTCTATTTCTCTGTCTTCCATATTTTAATTTTGAGAGGTTAAATATACTATAAAAAATTAAAAGGGGGTCAAAGACCCCCAAATAATTATATTACCCAACATCCACTGTCGGTTTCTTTTAGTATGTAGTAATCTTCACAATCTTCTTTATCAAGAAATTGAACACCATTAACTACCAAGTCATCAATGTTTAATGTATTTAAATCTACATCTATTTCTATTAAATAGTCATAAAGTTCTTCATAATACTCGTCATCTATATTTACACAACAAGACATCATTAATCTGTTTAAATTAAATTCTTTCATTACCACCAAGAACTATATACAACTTCATCTCCTTCCATAATTGCTTGCTTAGCTTCTTTTATGAATTTTAAATCATCTTTTATCTGTTCTTGAATATCTTCTTCGTCCCAACTATAAGAGTCATTTCCAAAGAAAAATCCTTCTGACTGAGGTAGTTCTTTATTGAGAATAGCTTTCTCTAAATTCGTTATATCTATTAACTCTAATATAACTTCTTCACAGTTAAATACTCCTTCTTTACCTGTTTTTTCTCTCCAAAGTTCTTCCATCCAACCCTGAAGTCTATTGTGCTTTCTCCAATAAGCTATTTCTTTTCCTTTTTGTATTGGAGCTCTTCTTTTTGCATACTGGTCTAATCCCATAATTATTTTTTTTAATATTAATATTATTGATGTTCTTTACAGGTTGGACAAATTTGGATGTCTTCTAATATTCCTGTCATTTCATCTCCACAACATGATAATTGTGTTTCTTCTTCAGATTCTTCTATATATTCTATACCATAAGAACTGTCATATTTTACATCATAATACTCATGAAAATCTAAGTTACAATCTTCACAATGTGAGTTATAAACTAATTGCTCATCATACATCTCAGAACCAAAGTATTCAATGTTGTCACTATCACACTTAGGGCATTTACCTGCACAATATTCATTATGTATTATTTCTTTAGGAGAACTCATAATAATAAGCTTGTATTCTTTCTATGATACCTCTACCATTTTGTGTATGAAATCCATAACTATGTGTATGTAAATGTGGTATAGGTGTGTTTTCTACTAATAGATGAAACAAGTCCCAACCATTGTCATAGTCCATGTCCTGTAGTGTTTGATTTATAGCGCCTGCCATAGCATATTCATCATGCTTACATTCACCATATGTTTCTGTTAAATAAGTTCTAACTTCTTTTGCTGTCATATTATATGTTCCCATTTATATTCTGAATAATTTACATTTCTACCAAATCTATTTTTAGTAGTTTTCATATTTGTAGTGATAATATATCCATCATCTCTCAAATTATATATGATAGCTGATAATCTTGTAGCTCCATATTCTTTAATTGCTTCCCATGATGTAATGGTGCTGTATTCATTAAGATGCCATAAGACAGCTTCATGTTGATTTTTTGGTGTTTCTACTAATTTTGTCATAATTCACAATTTATATTACATTGTCCATTTTCTTTTATACACTCAGCTATCTGATTACCTAATTGATAGTCAGCGTATTCAACTAACATATCTTTAACTTCTTCTTCGTTAATTGTTTCTTTATACATTTTCTTGTACCAATCTATAATCATTAGTGTATTATATCCATTAGTTTGTGCAAAGAAATCATCTAATTTTTCTATATTTCCCATCATGTTTTTGTGTATTCTATCTAACTCTTCTTTTACTTCTTCTAATTGGTCTTCTCCGAAATAATAGTTAATATAGCTTGGCTCATATTCATTACCTCCAAACCTTGCTGGAGCGGTGCTTGATTGAACGGCAAACCAAAATTTACCTTCAATGTCGCCATCATAGTATCTTCCCATAATTTTGTTTTTAGAATAATAAGGAGAGCTCAGTGACCTGAGTATATTGTTCCATGTTTGCGCGCTCATGTTTCCAATACTGCTTTGGTATGAGCTCTCTGTATTATTATTGATTAATATATTCAATTGCTTTATCTAAATCTTCAAATACACGATGTTTAATAAAAACATACGGAAATAGTTTTTTATATACTATTATACTATATCCATATGTTCTTATCATGTATTTAGATTTAGTATTTGTTATTATTATTTTTAAATACCATTTCATAATTAATTATTTGATAACCAACTAAATGCATTATCATTCATTTTCTGACCTGAGCCAGTATAAACAGATTCTTCTCTGCCATTTTCTCTATTAGGTATAGATTTACTATGAGATGTATACATAGTTACTCCGTTAAAGAGCCCCCATTTATTCATTCCTACTCTATTAGTCTCTTTAGTAACAGACATATATAAATCTCCTCTAATATTATTCTTTCTTGTACTTATATCTCCTGCCCAATTAGGGACTGTAGAGTCTATACCAGTTAAATAATCTAGTAATCCAGTGATTTCTTTATGTCCTATAGGCGTCATACTCATCTCGTGTAATTGAGCTATTCTTTCTTCTTGTCCATCAAAGTTAAGAATCTCTGGTAAATTAGTTACTTTATCTTGGATAGATTGTTTATGAACATATCCTTTAAGTCCATTGTTACTCATCCAAGCAAATTGATTTGAACAATATACTACTTGATTCATAAACCCAAACTTTAAAGCTGATGTCCCATCATGAGAGTTGATAGCATATACATATTGTTTGGTCTCTTGACCACCTATATATACTGTATTGTCAGGTTTTTGCATTTGTACTAATATTTTTCTACCACCATTTATCGCTAAAGCTTTAGTAATTATTAAATCATTATTACCTGCGATTGATTGCATAGTGTCTATAATTTTAGAGTTTTGCGTAGGAGTATATCCTTTTTTAACAGTAGTAAATACTTCACCTGTATCTTCACGAACTATACCGTAGTAATCAGTGTCATGTAATCCATTGTTAGCGCTAGGAGTACACTCACCAGCATACATTAGTTTTTCTTTAGTTACATTCCAGTTAAGTCCGTTTTCATTAAGAATTTGTTCCGTTGTTTTCATATTATTTGTAATTTTTATTTACCCATATTAAAAAGTCTTCCATCATATTGTGTTCGTCTAGGTAATCTAAACACATGGTTAATTCTACATCATCTTCTGTGAAGTCTGTCTCTTCTTCATCGTGTTCTGTAGGGTCGTCACAATGTTGATATGTAGACTTACTCCAGTCTTCGTAATTAAGATTCATCAGTAGAGGTTTCTTCTTCTTGTATAACTCTAAATTCTTTTTCTACATATCTCATTATATCATCAAACATATCTCCAGAAGAATTAAAACATAAGCTACTTATTTCAATTCTATTATCGTATTCCATACAAAGTTCTACATCAAAGTCTTGTTCAGAAAACTCCACATTGTCTGTATAATTAGATATTGCTTCATTTATTGTATCTAATTGTTTTTGTGTTATAGTTGGTTTGTTGATGTCTCGTAATGTTTTTTCTTTATTAAAAATTTCTGTAGTTAATTCGCCTACTTGAGCTTGCAAGTTGTCAATAATACCTTGTAATGTTTCAGCTGTTAATTCGTCTTTGTATTTTATTATGTTTTCTGATGTTTTATTTTCCATTTTCGTTATTTATTTGGTTATACATACAATATTTTACTAATTTTTCAGTTTCTTTAATAAGTTGATTAACTGTTTGTTGTTCATAAGGAGAGTTCAAGGTGGCTATGATTCTAGCACACCTTGTTCTTATGTTTGCTTTAAGTTTTAATTCTTCGGTAATAATCATATATTATATTTTTCAATTAAGGCGTTAAATTGCTCTTGTTTAGGAGCTTTATTGTTATGCCTGTTATTCCATTTTCCTATTACTTTATAATATCTTTTGATATACTTTCTTCTAGCAGACTTATACCATTTATTAATTATTTTAATTTCATTTAATAAGGATATAATTGTAGGAAATTTCTTAACATCACCGTTTATAAATGTGATAGTTAATGTTCTTTTGTCTGTAGAGCTAATAATACAGTGTTGATTTGCTTTTCTAAATGAAGCGTGAGCTACATCATAAGAAGTAATCTTTTTCATTCGTAATAGTGTTTTCAATTTTTTGATGTAATCATCAGTTAGTTCTAATTGGTTTTTCATAAATATAAATTTAAGGGGTTAAAAGTTATATGCAATAAAAACACAAGTCTGAAAGACTTGTAAAGCAAAAAGAGAGCGTTAACCGATAGGCGCGTTGACTTTATCCTATTTTCTACGTAACGCTCGTTAAACGATAATACTCTCTTTTATAATTATTATGATACTTTGTTCTCTTGTCTTCTACTTTCTAACTCAAAGTCTTCAACTTGTACGTCAAGTTCATCTGCACCAAATACTTCATCTGCAAGTTGTTGTGCGTCATGGAAGTAGTCATTTAGTATAACAGTGTATCCACCAGAACTAGATGGTAAACCCTTCATGTTAACCCAAGAGCTGCCGTCTTTACCTACAACTTTATTGTTTTGTAAGAAGTCAATAAAGTCTGGTAATTTACAACTGATATTAAGAATAGTTGTCCCGTTCTTAAATGTGTGAGGTGTAATTTTGATGTTAGGAACTAATTGTCCTTTGTTTTTAGTAGTTTCTGCTTCTACTGTCTTTGCTACTTTAGTAGCTTTCTTTGCTGTTTTAGCTTTTGCCATTTTTTTATATTTTTAAATTAATACTTATATATAACAAAAAAAGAACCCCGAAGGGTTCTTAGTTAATCTGTATATCCAAATGTTTTATTAGCTGTTTCTAATAATATTTCTGTAAGTGATTCGTCAAAGAATAAATTCCCGAATCTTTCTATCATTATATATGCTACGTCTTGATGATGTTTTGTAGAACTACTGTTTATAACATCTAATATTTTATTATATGTATCTATTTTCTTTATACTTATATCTATGCTCATAATTATTTATTTTTATTTATTGTGTCATTATAGTTTTCAATTTCATAGATAATTAATTCGTTGATATTCATATCCATGCTATCTAATTTATCATCTAATTTAGCGAACTCTGCTGCCCAATCTATATCGTGATAAGGATTGCGAGTAGTGTCTATTAATGTTGTGTCTGAAGATGCAGTATCTATTAATACTGTATCTATTTTGTTTTCATACTCAAAGTCGCTGAAGTCATCATACCATGCTTCAGGTATACAGTCAGTGTAAGGTCTTGATTGATAGTGATTTACGTTAATAAATAACGCGGCTGTTATCAGAATACTAATTAGTTTCATAATTATTTAATTTAAGTTATACATTTATTTTGTTGTAAAAGGAAGGAACAATATAATTATCAACTACCTGAACGGTTTGTGATTTAGAATTATATTGCTCCGACCTATATATTATTAACCATAATATTATAAGGATATTGTGCTTGAGTTTTAGTCGTAGTTACTTAATCACTCTGGTATTATTAGCCACACATATATCTATAGATAATATAAATTGAACGAACAAAGTGAGTTCTAAAAAGAGAGTCTAGCTCTCCTTTGGTAGTAATGATGTGAATACAGAGAACATAACTCCAGCTAATACAGCTGTTGCTAGTCCACTGAATGTACCGATGAATAGTATAGGTAGACCGATAGTAAATAGTATATCCCACAGTAACTGTGTTTTAACTAATTTCTTTCTACCTAATAATTTATAGACTATAATAAAATAACCTATAGCGGTGAAGAATGCGATTCCAAGTATTGACATGATATTTAATTTAGGTTAATAATTAGTTATAATATACATACAATGTATTGTATACTTTAACGATAAAGTTTTGAACTGATTGGTAATATTTCATAATAATATATATTGATTAATAGTTATATGTAATATAACACCGAAAGACGCAGTCGTTTCGTAAGCAAAAAAAGGACATTTTCTTTACTTGAAGCACCTAAGTTAGGTTGTGTGTGTGCTCGTAAGTTTAGATAAATATGTCCTGTGGTAAAGGTAAGTTAGCATGCGAAGCACTTTCGTGTATACTCTAACAGTTATTATTACCTATATAAAATTAAAATGAGCATACGAAGTATGTGAACCGAAAGGAGGCACGACTATTCGTAGGTAAAAAAGGAGATTATCCCTTTATTTGTTTTATTGCTTCTCCCCATACGTTATCATAGTTAGTTAATAGTATGAATGGAACGGTTATTGGAAGTAATAAGATTACAAGAATGTTGAGCGATAGATTTTTCATAATAGTATATTTTATAGTTAATAGTTATTAG